CAACATTTCATCATTATCACGGAGATTCTGACTTTTGTGTTCGAGCAACGGTAGCTGGAATGACGAGTTATCGATCCCACTGGCCTCTCGTACACCACACCGAACACGCATCGGTCACAGAAAATCCCGAGCTTGCTGCGGACAGATGGCGGGATACCGATACTAAGATATTCATTGAAAAGTGGGGCGAGTCAATTCTACATAACGGCTATCGCACGTCAAGCAATTTATGGTATGATCGAAGTAGTAAAATTCTAACCGGGGCGAGCCCATGAAACTTCTAGTCGCGATTACTACTTACAACGGCCCCGAGCGCGTTTTCGCCGTTTGGCGCAGCTTTCAAACATTTCAGCCGACAACAGAGTGTAAGTTTTTGGTAGTTGATGACGGATCGGATGGGCATCACATGCCCAAAACAATTGAAGCCACGGCAAAAAGCCTCGGTATGTCCCACATTAATCACAAAGATAACAATGGGCAACCGTGTAATCTTGGCATACCAACAGCGTGGAACACTGCTTGCGAATTCGCACAAGCGAATAATTACTCTCACGCGCTCATTTTGAACGACGACATCGAAATACTTCCCGGGGCTGTTGATGCTGCTACATTCTTTGCCGAGAAAAACAAAGACGTAGCAACAGTAGGTCTTACATCGGTATTTCCAACCCCGTCTGGAATGATACCGGATTGGCCCCAGTCTTTTGGACGAAATAAACCATTTATTTCGCACTACGCGAAAGGATGTGCATTCGTAATAGATATCTTGACGTGGAAGAAACTGGGCGGCTTCGACACCCGTTTTGTGTCCCACTTCGAAGATGTTGATTATGGTATTCGTGCGTCACAGGATGGGAAAGTAAATGTAACCATCCCTCAAGTCATGTTGCACGGGTGGTCGAAAACGTTTGCCGCTAACCCGCACCTTCAGGGCCATCTTCGTCTTGAAATATCCCGCGTGCTGTTCAAAAACAAGTGGGGCAAGCCGCCATCTGACTTTCCAACTCTCACCTGCATGAACGATGGCCGAACTTATCAATATCAAGACCTTAGTGGCGTACCAAGATCAGGTCAGTTGCCGTTTGTTAAAATAGGCGCGACACAAGACTAATGGCGTCTAGAAAGATAACAGATTACCTGTTCACGGGTGGCGTCGACACGCTAGAGGATGGGTCACTAGAAAAAATAGACCCGGCTTTCGTTGTCATCGTTCACAAATATTCATGCCCCAAGCTGAAGAAATATTCGTCTTTTACGATGATCGTCGAGCACCGAGAAACTCCAACTCAACTACAGTTACGGGAAATAATCGCAGCAGCGTCCCCTGTTCTGTCCAAAGGAAAAAAAGTTCTCGTTTTGTGTAACGACGGGAGTCAGCGCTCGTGTACAATCGCTTCCGTAATACTTGCACACGCAAATAAAGAGCCCGTAACCAGGGTTATCAACCGTATGTGTAAACAATTTCAGACTTCGGCGCAGGGGATGCATGTTTGGTATCCATACGAGCACTGGCTCGCGGGAATTACAAAGCATTGGAATCAGCTAAAAGACTTGGTGGTGTAACTTGGCTAAACGAATAGGTATCGGCTGTACCACGTATCGGGGCCACGCCAGGGTAGAAAATCTTTTAACGTCTATTCGTCTCCGCAATCCGGGCGTAGATCGATTAAAACTAGATGTAGCTATACACGACGATGGATCACCAGGAGGAATTCCAAAGTCTACTTACCTAGCTTTGTATAAAATGCTGGACGCAGGATTTGGAGACATAACAATCGGAGGAACGCCAGACAATCGCGGCATAGCCCCGTCGTGGAATGCGCTAACAGATACTCTAATCAAACGAGGTGCCGACATTGTTATCCTGTTGAACGACGACATCCTTGTAGTAGATGACTGGGTAAGAACTATGGAGTATTTTCTCGACAACAATCCGTCTGCTGGGTCGGCGTCTTGGGGGTTTTACTGGTTTGACCCAGTTGATGTGCCGGCGCTTTTAGAGAACCCGGACTCGGTTACACCCCGAACCTACGACGCGCGTAAAAAGGACTCTTCGGGCAATCGAGAACACGTTAATAGATGGGACGCGGGAGATGCGACACCTGGTCGGTTAGGCGCACCGTCGGGGTGCTGTTTTGGGTTCACTAAGGAAAAGTGGGCAGAAGCCGCGAGATTTCCGGATCATTATAGATCCTTTCACGAGGAAACTTTTTTTTCATTCAAACGTTGTGAAAAAGGGCACCCTGCGTTTGGACTTACGTTTCCGTTCCTTTGGCATCAATGGTCAGCCACATTTCAAGAATGCCCCGAACTTAAAGCTAGCGAAACCATGACGCGATCCAGAAAGCTGTTCTGCAAAGATTTTGGTGTGCCGCCATCTATGAGCAATCACCCATTCGACTTCGCCCATCCTCGGGTTTGCGCCGTTATACCAGCGATGGACATAACGTGGATTTCGAAGAACGGGGTACAACGAGGGACTTCTCCTATTTGCGGGTGTAAGTTGTGCGTCGACTTTCGAAATTCTAAATAGTTCTGGGGAACTATAGTGATACCTGTTCTAAAGCCTAAGTACGGTATAGAAGAAGAACTGGCTGTAGCCGAAGTCCTTCGATCTGGTTGGTCCGGGTTAGGACCTCGAACAAAAAAATTCGAGGACGCTTTTGCTAACTTTATAGGAAATGGTGTATATGTTGTTGGCACTAACAGTTGCACGTCGGCGCTGCACCTAGCGCTAGTTTTACTCGATATCGGAGAGGGAGATGAAGTAATCATCCCGGCTCTTAACTTTGTAGCCGGTGCCCACGCAATTAGATACGTGGGCGCTACTCCTGTATGGACAGACATCGACCCACATACTTTGTGCGTATCTTCCGATGACATAGCTAGAAAGATAACCAAAAAAACGAAAGCTGTAATGGTTATGCACTATGGTGGAGAACCATGCGACATGGACTCCATACGAAGAGTTACTAAACACATCCCTGTTGTCGAAGATGCCGCGCACGCCTGCGGAGCTTTTTATCGCGGTACGCGAATAGGGAGAAATAATATTACCTGTTTCTCTTTTCACGCCGTCAAAAACCTGTCAATGGGGGAAGGCGGCGCTCTTGTAACTCGCAGTCAACAACTTTATGAACGAGCGATAAAGCTCCGATGGTTGGGGGTAGATAAGAGTACTTGTTCGAGATCTGTTGGAGGGCATTATAGTTGGGGCTACTCTATTGATTCTGTTGGGTGGAAGTATCATCTGTCAGATGTTTCGGCGGCCATAGGTCTTGTGCAACTCGAAAAACTAGACGAAAATAATAGCCGTCGTCGGGAAATAGCGAGTCTCTACAGGTCTAGGTTGTGGTGTGTAAGTGGAGTGTCTTTAATCGGACACGACGTTAGAAACACGTCCGCCCAGCATCTGTTCGTCGTGAAGGTAGATCCGACAAAACGAAATGATATAATCAACAATCTCGCTGACCGTGGGATAGGTACATCCGTCCACTATCTTCCTACCTACGAGCACGATGTTTACAGATCCTCGGATCACGACTGCCCCAATACTGACGCGGTCGCTGGGTCCATCCTATCCTTACCTATGCACTTGTGGTTGACCGACGGCGATGTTGACAGTATTTCAGACGCGCTAATAGAAGCTGTGCTATGACAGATAAAAAATTCTGTCGCGACCGAGTTTTATCCTATGCGTCGTCTTATGGTGGATACGCCATGTTTCCTTACATGCCTTGTCTTTTGAATGACGGCATCATTCTCGATATCGGAACGTCCGAAGGAGACGAAATACAACATTTTACACAATACCCCAACAAGATAATAGGATTCGAACCCGACGTCGAACGAGCCAAAAAAACACAGTCTCGTTTCGGCGAAATGGCGACTGTGTTACCGATGGCCGTAACAAACGCAACCGGATCAGCTAGAATGGGTAACTGGGGAGGGGATGCTGCTAGCATACTTTGCGCTAATGACACATCTCCCACAGTTCAGACAGCATCTCTTAAATCGGTTGTCGAATCAACAGGACCCGTTGCCTTGATTCGTATGAATTGCGAAGGTTCGGAGTACGACATACTTCGGTCAATAGATAAAGATCTCGCCGACAAAATATCGCAGATTTCCTTTATCTCGCACCCCCAATTTATCGGCAATACATTGTACGACGAAGAACTAAAACGTCTTGGCGAATACTTTCGTGTGTGCATAAAACAGGCGCTCCCCTGGGGGGATAGCTATTTGCTGGTAAAAAGGGGGTTGGTGTCCAACGACTTGCTTATCTCAATTCCAGTCTACGCAGCGAATAGGATAAGAAGCCTTGACCAGTTTCTACGAAACATAGACAAAAATAGTTTCTTTCGCACAGAAATAATTCTGGTTCGCGAATCTTGCGACATAGAGACGTTTCCGCAAGACGAGCTGCCGGGATTTTCTACTATGAGAGATTACTTGTACAGATTGGATACGAGTCTATTACCAAGACTAAGCATAAGAGAAATTTTTCTGCCTGACCGGAAACAGCCGATAGCGAGTATGTTCGATTGGCATAGGAGAATGGCCGAGGCTACTAATACTGGGTTCGATTATGCGTCTACAAACTGGGTGTCCAACGTAGGAAATTGCGACTTTTATTATTCTCCCAATTGGGACATCAATCTTCTCAAGTGGGCAACAGATCAAAAGGCACTTGTCCCGGTAGTTCTGTTCGCTTACGCGCAGTCAAATGATTTTATTCGTTTAGATGACCATTCCGCCGATAACATGTTAAACGCGTATTGGTGCTACATCCAAAGAGTAAACAAGTTTACACACGAAAGGGTGCTCGTAAAAACTCGAAATCTGTCCGATTTACACGATTACTACATCTCCGAAATCGAGTTTTTAGAATGGCTCGATGTCACCGGGATACACAAACCAAATCTACTCGTCAGCGAGAATGGATGCCACAGACACGCGATAAGCCAATACGCGCAAATCATAGACAAAGACTTCTTTACATCTACAAACGGATTTGACCTTAGTCGTATAGCCCCTCATGACACAGATGGATGGAACCACTTCGACCAACGGCTAGCCGGGGACAATAAAAAGTACAGCCCGCAAGATTCGTTCTGTATGGAGGGACACTTTCCGATAGACTTTGATCCAGCAGAGAGAGCTGGAGTAGGTAACAGATTTTTTAGTCTGGACCAGTCTATTAGGACGTCATGAAAACAGTCGCATTTTTCGGCGGAAAGACGGTGGGCGCAGCTGTACTCAAGGAACTTTTGTCGAGCAGTAATATCGAAGTAGTTTCGATTGTATCAAATAAATCCGACTTGTCAACAGATCCAAAAGATAGCTGGTTCGAAAAAATCCATCCGTTAGCCAAGACAAGAGGAATTCCATATTCGACGTCTTTTTCTGCGCCCAGCATTCCTAGTAATACCGACGTTGTTATTTCTGCCTACTACGATAAAATACTACCGAAAAGTATTCTGTCTTTACCGGCTTTTGGAGCCTATAACGTCCATCTCGGAGATATTCGTAAGTACCGCGGAGCCTTTCCAACTGTGTGGCCAGTTCTTCGGGGAGACGATTTTTATGGCGTGTCAATTCACGAGATGGATAGTCAAATCGACCACGGACGTTTAGTAGCGTTTGCCGAGCGGGAGTTTCCATGTTGGTATACGGGAAGGGATCTGTACGATGACGCAGTAGAAACAGCAACACAGCTGTTCAAAAAACTTTTGCCGGTCCTAGAATTTGCTAACAGTAAACAAGATATTTGCCTTCTCGACACTTTACCTGCTGACCACGAAAAACGGGGGAACTTGTACTTCAGATCGGATTTTCCTGGACATTACTTAGACAAAGCCGATTCCAACCTCATCCGCCATGTCCAGGCTCTAACATTCCCGCCATTCCCACAACCATTTGTTAAACTTGGCAACAGATTCTATACAGTTAAACTGTCTTACGACCAAGAGAATGGTAACCACAATGATCGACACAATTCCATCTAATCCAACGGTCGTAAACAATGTCTCTATTAGACTGGGCGATGTCGAGCTACGATCGCTCAAAGAATCCGACATTCTGTTGGTGCAAACATGGAGGAATAAAAGCAGAGTTCGTTGTGGATTCTTCGACAGTTCTGAAGTAACGAAGGAAAAACATCGTGCTTGGTGGGATTACTATGTGGCATCTACCACAGATCGAAGTTTTATAATAGCATGCCAGGGCGATTACGTCGGATTTATTTCTTTGTACAATATCGACTATCTGAACAGTAAGGCGGAAATAGGCCGAATGATGATAGGAGAAGATGTCTTTCTTGGTAGAGGCATTATGCCCAAAGCCATCGACGCTATCGTTGGATACGCCCGAACTCTCGGCATCCAATCAATCTATTTGAACGTCAAGTTAGAGAACTTTTCGGCTATAAAGTGTTACAACAAAGCCGGGTTTATTCGATCAACCAGTGATCGAACGTCTATACACATGACTCGGTCAACCAAAGAGTAGGTAAATTGCCGATGTCGCTTTCAACCCCACAACCGTCTCTGTCTTCTGAATTGAATCGAACTGCCCGATTGCACGCAGCGGGTTCTGTACGCGGGTCTTTGGTTTATACGCCGATAGATAGTAAAGTCTTCGATTTAAGCAGGTTCAAAAATATACGGGTAAACTGGACTACGTTTTCTAGTTGGGACCGAGAGATTCCTGAAGTTGTTGCTCTATATTCTGTATCAGCCAAAAATGGGCAGTGTGTCGGTGTGATAGCAGTGGATACCGAGAAGCCTACACACGGAAGATTTGGTATAGCTGGGGTATCTCTTCGGTTATCAAATCGTGCTGTCAAACAAGTCGTATCGGATATTCGCGGGATATTTACCAGAAAGATAAACAAGATTCTGGGGACTCGTGGATGTTATATACAACTACCTACCCCAGTAAGTTTTAACAGGCGCGAAATTAAAGAACTTAGATCTGAGGAACTCCAATCTCTGGGATTTCGCCCCGACAATGGGTACTTGACATCCGGACCAGGAAATATTAAAGACAACAATCGAGTAACCCTTACGGTATATGTGAGAGACCGAATTCTGACAATACTTAGGTTTCTAGAATCGGTCAATAAGAACTCTTTCTACGATGGCCACGAAGTAATTCTTATGTGCCACCCGGAATACGAGCGCGCGTCTATCGCGGAATTTGCAGAACACCGCGGCAAAAACACGCCGATGAGGGATTGGATTGCCGAAAATCAGTCGTTATTTCCACGGATCCGAGTTCGCGTGATGTCTGGTTATCAGATACAACAACGTGGTAAAAAACCGTGGTTGGGGGTTTGGGAGGGGTTCAACCGAGCCATTTCTGATATAATGAGCACAGAGTACGTAGTTACAAACATGTCTTGTGGAGTTTGGTTTATGCCGAACTGGGATCTAAACATGTTAAAGTGGAGGGGTTACGCAGATGTTCTTATTCCTCGTTATGTCGAACTACGAGGAGCTGATCCAAAAATACTGCCCAAATGGTGGCACACGGACAGATTCTGTGATGTCATAAAGCTAGAGAACCACATGCAGACGGAAGAAAACATAACTACGCTAATAGGATCGCAATTCATTGCTCCGGGTTACGCTGCAGTCGAGGATTGTGCTGAGCGTAGGTACGGATACGTCATGGGGATGACTATGACGAGAGAGGCGTTTCTACAGACTGGTGGATTCCACGACACGGCATACCCAGACACGTCCGACTTCTTTTTTGACGATGTTTGTCGAGACCTGTCGTATTCGAAGTTACTCAGTTTAGACAGTGTTATAATGAGAACTCGCTACGCCATTAATACCTTTCGACCATCTCGCCAAGTCACAGGGGGGAAGGACGGGCTTTGGCACTATCCCGATAAATGTGGACTATTAGTTGGATCTCTGAAGAAAGAGTTGGCTGATAGGATACCCGATTCGACTAGGGTTTTAACCGATCATAATTCCTGTCTAGGAGTCGACGGGAGCATCCGATTGGGCGTATACAAGCACAAAGAGAAACTTAGTCGACAATGATTCCGTGGCCTGGATTCACGATACCCACATATTGTCGCAATCGGCCCGGCATAATAATGCAAAACGGTAAAGAGGATATACGTATAACGGCTCAGGAACCTACGAATTTCTGTCGGCAAATTTGCGAAAGCAACAACGGTTTAACGCAGGAAACTGAGACGTTAGATCCCGAAGTCACGCACACAAGCCCTGTCCCGATAGCCGAATTTGACTGGAGCAGTGTGTGACAAACCACAACGACTTTTCTACGTGGACTACAGCCTATATTAAAGAGCAAAATATTTGCCCCGAGTGGCACTATCTTCTGGAACACTTCGATGCACTCGACTATCGAAGACCGAGACATCCACAACTTATGGACATACGTAAACCTAACAACGAAGTTGGGCATTTTCAGCGCGCCGTGAACATCACATGGGCCATCAAATGCTGTCTTATACCGAATCTTACAGGTATCGAATTCGGATCGGCCGGAGTTCCTGCTCCTAGATGTGTAAACACAGACGTTCGTACTGGTCTTAAATCACACTATCCGCCCACTACACCGGTTTCAGAGCGTGCAACTATAGGGGGTGACTTGCGAGTAGACGGAGGATTCTTTGGTGAGTCCTATCTTCGCTATGACGAACTGTGCGGGGATACTGTCGAAGTTATGGGGACCGGGGCATTCCCGGATGGGTGTTTCAATCTTGTTCTTGCGAACCACGTCCTCGAACATATCGAAGCCGATCCTGTAGACACACTTAAAGAGTGGTCTCGACTTCTAATACCCGGAACTGGTCACATCGCTATTGTTGTTCCCGAACATCGCCCCCCGCGCTTAGATGTGTGGAAACTAGACCCAGATCACAAACACGCTTGGACAGTCGAAGAATTCGCGCAAATAGCGAAATCTGTTCCGGGGCTAGAAGTGATCGAACATGCAACTATGCTGAATCATCACTCCTTTCACACAGTGTGGAGGAAGCTGTAAGTGAAGATACTTTTTGTAACAGATCCAGAAGCCGACTACGGAGCCGCTTTACTTTATCGCGGGTTGTGCACCGCTCTCGGCGAATCGAACGTAGTAGACTTTCCGTCAAAACCGACGTGGCATTCCCCGCATACCCACAAGTACACTCGCGGAGAAGTTCCGTTCTACCCAGATCACGAAGGGCTTACATCTTGGTTCGACTGGATGAAACTAACTCCAGATCTTGGTTATAACGCAGACAGAGTTCTTTCGGAGTCCGCGACATTTGACCTTACTGTTTTGTCGTCGAATCGACGAGGGGTTTGGAAAGCCTGGGACTACCTCTATCATAAAGCCAAGTTTCCGAGGGCTGTCGTTACAGATCACGAAGATCACAACCTGCTATTGACACCATCTATTGTATCCAATGTTTTGCCTATTATGTTCAAAAGGGAGTTCTTCAGTGTTCCCGTTGTCCGAGACGGCTTTAAAATTTTTCCTCTTCCGTTTAGTTGTGGATGGGCAGATCTATTAGAGCCGGGTAACCCACTCGACCCTCAAAGGTCTGGTGTGTTCCTCTCGTGCAGCATTACGCACCCACTACGCAGCATAGCGACGGCTCAGATCAACGATTTCCAACAAGGTGGGTCTGTGAACCGATGCCAGGGAGATCGTTACGCTACGGGTCTGCGAAACGCCCTAATAGGCGTATCGGTAAGAGGGCATGGAGTCGATACTCTTAGACAATGGGAAGTCCCGTTTCACGGAGCCGCCCTTCTTACAGATTCCAGCTTAGCTATGCCTAATAATTTTGAACACGGCGTCGACTGTATTAGATACACTGACCATAGTCAACTTGGCCAAATCGTAAAAGACCTTTTAGCCGAGCCTGATATGTTACGAGACGTAGCAACGAAAGGGCAAAAGAAGTTGCTGGATTATCATACACCCAAACACAGAGCCGAATATTTTTTGGCTAGAATCAAGGAAGTAGCATGATTTTCGATAAACAACCCAGGAAACGCCAGCCGTTGTCTGACCTGCGGCCACCAGATGCCGCACAAGAACCTGTTGACCCTGAATTGGTTGAGGAACTGTGTCCCCCTGTTGTGAAGTCCGATGTAAAACAGCCGGCTTTCAACGAAAAGTCAGAAATTATATTCGAAGGACCAAGGCTACCCAGTGGCATCGCAATTCGATCGGATAGACAAACGACGGCCAGGAAAGGAAAGACCCTTGTTTTTGGCTGCTTCGATAAACAACTGATTCGGAGTCTTAAGCAAGAAAACCAGCTCGTTTTTCTGGCCTTGTCTGAGAAAGAGGCCGAGTTACTTCATAGTGTAGGACTATGCGACACGATCGTCATCGCTAACGGACTGCAACTTCCTCCGTCGGTCACTAAAGAGACTGTTGGGGGAGTTGTTCTAGGGAGTTACGGAGATGATGTTGCATCTGCCGATTCCCGCCGAAAACTGATTGAGCATCTTATTTGAGCCGGCTACTTTTTTTAACGAATCTTGGATCGGACTACGGAGAATATTTCAATCTCCGTGGGTTTGTTAAGCTCCTCGGCAAAGATCGTGTATGGGAGTGGCCAAGAAAGAATACCTATCATGGCCTAGCTGACCACTACCCAGAACGTTACGTCGGCAATACCCATTATCTAGGCCCAAAGGGTGCTTGGGGAGAATTGTGGACTGACCCATCTCTTTATCGTTCGTGGGAACCAAGCAGATTTCCAAGCGTCCCGATGTCCGGAGACGGCCCTCTTCATTTTGTAGAACCGTTCGAGACTTACAACCCGACGTTCGAGGAGATTATAGTTGCTATAGCATCTGGCGAGATCAGCGCTATCGTTCTCGGGTCTGCAAGATGGCACAGTTCCGCTGCGTTGTCCGAGATCATGAGTGTTTTGGGTCGAGACAAGTTACCAACACTTATCTTCACCGACATGGAAGACTACTACCAAATACGAACGGACTTCATTGGTGCTTTCTATCCTGATGTTTACTTCAAGCGCACGTTCATCAAGCATGGCAATCCGAAAACTCTGCTAACGGGAGTCGACGTTCCCGTTCGTCCTCTTCCATTCAGCTCGATGTGGGACTTCGACTTCAAGCCGTTCGCCGAACGAACAATCGACGTGTTCTGCGTATTCGGCGCTACCCAAGTTCTTAGAAAGCTCGTTCGCGATACCGTAGTCGATACAGTAACATCTCGATTCCCGTCAGCCAAGATTATGGCTGCTGTCGGCCACCCGTTGGGGCATAAAGAGTATTTGAAAACGTTGCAAGACTCCAAGATTGTAATCGACCATCAACGCATGGGCACTGACTGTATTCGAACCTGGGAAGCCTTCGCCGCTGGCAGTTGCGTAATAGGCGACTTGCACATCGAAATGAATGATCCATTAATCCCCGGGGTTCATTTCTATCGTTACGAAAACGACATGTCTTGGCAGGGGGACCAGCAGAAGATGGATATTCTAAGGAACAGCGTAGCCTATGCTCTGGCTAATCCACAGTCTACAGAGAACGTAGCAAAGGCGGCTTACCAACATGTTCGAGAAAAGCACACCAATAAAGCCAGAGCTTTTTACATTCTGCAAGAAGCCAAAAATCTTGGTTATGATGTCGGGGACCTAGTATGAGAACTATCGTAACAGGAGCCGCTGGTTTTATTGGGAGTCATCTAACTGACGAGCTGCTTCGTAGAGGCCACACTGTGGTAGGTATCGATAATCTGTCTACCGGCAGTATCAAGAACCTGCAAAACGCATTTAAAGATAGTGGATTCAACTTCTACGTAGATGATGTCGGAGCATACGACGGCAAACGAGTTTTACAAGATAGCATGGCAGTAGCAGATGTAGTCTTTCATCTAGCCGCTGTCGTAGGCGTAAAGAAGGTTGTTGCAGAGCCAGTTAATACTATCCGTACAAACGTGCGCGGAACTGAAAATGTGTTAGAAACTGCGTCAGAGTTCGGCGTCCGAACCGTGATAGCTAGCACATCTGAAGTTTACGGGCTAAGTGACAAAGTTCCATTTACGGAGTCATCCACGCTGTGCTTGGGAGAGACTACGAAAAGTCGATGGGGGTACGCCTGTTCCAAAGCCTTAGACGAATTTCTTGGCTTTGCGTACCTGGAAGAAAAGAAACTTCCGGTAACAGTCGTCAGATTCTTCAACTGTTCCTGGGCTAGACAGTCCTCGCAATACGGAATGGTGCTACCAACGTTTATTCAAAACGCACTGGAGAATAAGCCACTTCTGGTTCACGGGACTGGGGAACAAGTTAGATGTTTTGGCGCCGCGCCCGATTACGTAGACGCAACGATTTGTGTGTCAGAATTTAGTCATACAATTGGCGAAGTTTACAATATCGGAAATCCAGATCCCGTGACAATTAACGAACTTGCTACGCGAGTTCTAGCTGCTATTCCAAGTTCGACATCGGAGATTAAAAGAATCTCGTACGACGAAGCTTACGGTAAGAAGTTCCAAGACATGGCTATCCGTATTCCAAGCGTCGAAAAAATACGTCGGGACACCGGATGGGCACCGACAAAAAATCTAGACGACATCATCCGCTCAATACTCAACGAAAGATTACCGCTTGGCGCGTAACATCCTTGTAACTGGTGGATCAGGATTTATCGGCCATCATATTTGCCGAGAACTACGAGACTTAGGCCATCGAGTCACAAGTGTTGACTCTATGGTTGGTGGGCGTAATGTAGTTCCAGGAGTTCCCCTCCTAGTGGGAGATATTTCTGACCACGCATTCGCTAGGTATGTAGCAGATGTTACAAAGCCAGAAATTATCGCCCATCTTGCTGCCGACCCGCGAGAGGGGGCGTCATGGTATCGAATCGACTCAGTAACAAGAAACAATCTCGGAGCCTTTTCATCTATCGTAGAGGCGTGCCTTCGCCACAAGTTAAAGCGAATCGTATCTTTTTCTAGTATGTCTGTTTACGGAGATCAGATGCCTCCGTTTACGGAAGATATGCCAACTAAGCCAGTCGATCCATACGGAGTAAACAAGGAAGCTATCGAGAAAACAACACGGATGATAGCAGATGCTCACTCCTTAGACTGGTGCATCGTCCGACCGCACAACGTAATAGGCCCAGGCCAGTTTGTAGACCCTCTACGAAACGTCGCCACAATTCTAGCCAACAAGGCAGTTGCTGGGGAGCATATGACTGTATACGGGGACGGGTTACAGACAAGGGCGTTTTCGAACATCCAAGATTCTCTTAGTTGTTACATTAAGTGTATTCTTTCTTCCGACGCCAACGGGCATACGTTTAACATCGGGGGGGAAGTCAAAACAACAGTCCTTGCGATGGCTGGGATTATTCAAGGACTTGTTCCGAACGCAAAGATCGAACACCTGCAAAGCCGGTACGGGGAAGTAAAACACGCTTTTTGCGACCACACAAAAGCAAAACAATTACTTGGGTTCCGCGAGAACATTGGGTGGGAACAAGCTGTAATCGATATTGTGGATTGGGTAAAACGTTGTGGCCCATTTCCCTGGGAGCCAACCCTACTGTCTACTCCGTGTGATAAGGCCCCAAAACATTGGAAGACATCTTTGTATGACGAATGACATTACAGGATTTCTAAAGACTGTAGATCACTTAGGCAGCAAAATTCCCCGGCATCTCCAAAAAGAGCTTATCGAATATGTCGAAGAATTACGGGCCGCACTTGACGACGATGAATTAGACCTGTTCAGACGTAACATCCAACAGGACATCGTGTTTTCTTATGATTGGCAGTCGGTTACAATACTTTTGTTCTTGCAACATCTAGTAAGTGGCAACTTTGGGTTTGCTGCCGATCTTTTTGCTATATTGGCGACCGCCGCCCAAGACGGAGACTACGACATCTTTAAACATGTACGAAACACGCTAGGCGTTTTCACTAGTTAGCCGTGTCGAACCATAAACCTACTGTTGATGTTATTATCCCATCATCTGGACGAGCTTCATTAGCTGGTATCTACTCTGCGTGGACTAATCTTGCAAACAACGAACACGATATTGGTGTTCGCATTATTGTTGTTCAAGATGGCAAATTCCAGCTACCAAATGGCGCTCGAAATTCAAAATGGTCTGTTAAAAAACACACTGGGAATCCGGGATTTCTGGTTGGAAATGCAATTCACGGGTCAACAGCGGATTATGTGGTACATGGATTTGATGACGATCCACCATCCAACATCCATCAGCTCGTATTACGATGTCACGAAACCCGAGCTGACTGGTGCTCGTCTAAAGTAGAAGAGCTGCGCGAAGACAGGCAACCAGCTACTATTTATGATGGCATCCCAGGCGACTACCTCCTACACCGAAATACTGTGCCCCTACAGGGGTGCGTATTCAGGCGGTCATTATTCAAACGAATTCAGTTTTTCGAGCCGGATACGCCTTTTTGGAGATACGATCATGACTTTGTCCTTCGACTGCATCTTACGGGTGCTACTCACACCCACGTAGACTCGATATGTGGTTGGTGGGTAATAAACCCAGAAGGCATTACATCTACGATTTCTGATCGCGGCTACTCGATGGTGTGGCAGGACCGGCGAAGCGACGTGTGGAAGCAGTATCGTGGCTAGAGTTTTGGTATTTGATCCGTCTGACGGGATTGGCGGCGGACAGCGCTGGAGCAAAGACTTTGCTACGTGGCTATCTGCTTTCCACGATGTTACATTCGTTGGAAACGGCGAACCCTCGCCAAAATGTGCGTATCAGTACTTCTTCGACATGCGGCCAGTTGGAGTCCCCATATCGGCTAAGAAACACTTCACGTGGTGCCACGTCCCACTAGCTGGAACTACGGCATCCTGGATTCATCAGACTACTGTAATTGCGTCTAGCAAGTGGAGCGCAGAGCAGGTAAAATCGGCGTGGGGAATAACTCCGGTCGTCTTACCGCTATTCGGCAAGACGAGAGGGCGTACAAATAACAAGGGCGTTTTGTTTCACGGCCGACTAACTGTACCGAAGGGTGTAGCCAAAGCCGTAGAAATCTTCCGACGGGGGAATTTCGAAGTGCCAGTTACAATTGCAGGTTCAACTTGCAATACCCATAAAGATGCTTTGAAGGTGCTTAGAGAGGAATGCCGGTTTCTTGGAGTATCGCTAATCGAGGACCCGAGCGAGTCGGTTGTAGATGAACTTTACCACTCTCACAGCGTATTTTTACAAACAGCTGGATGGACTACGGGTCCGCCCGAAGCGTTTGGTCTTGCTGCTGCCGACGCTTATCTATCAGGGCTCAACGTAATTGCATATCCCGCCGGGGCTATAATTGAATGGCTGCCAAAAGAACACTGGGCGTACTCGACAGATGAATTTGTGCTCAAAATAGATTGGGCTCTCAACAGCACTTTCGTCCCAGATCTTGATGTTTGTTTAAATATCTCGGATTACGGGTTTATCGAACGAGTCAGGGGGGTAATACCATTTCTGCTAGAGTAGTTATGATTGGTTATCGGTCGCATGAAATTGAGGACGAGACACGTACTTTGATGTTCGACATGACACCAGAAGCACATTGTGTATTCATCGATAATACAAAAGATAACATTCCACTTACAACTCTGTGGAATCGGATCGTAAAAAATGCGGCCGAACAACTCGTGTTTCTTCTCAATGTCGATGTATGGGTGTCTCCTGGCTGGATTATTCCCCTTCTAAAGGCATTCGAAAACCCATCCGTTTCGGTAGTTGGCCCAGGCGCAAATCAAGGCACTAATCGAATAGACATAGGTACAAATGAAATACCAGCCAGCCCGTGCCGTGGTTGGCTAGAGAGAGCTGCTATCACAGCAATCGAACGCTACAAAGGACAAATCCTGGACAAAGACGTTTTGGGGTTTTGTTTTGGACTACGGAGACGTACTTGGCACGAAATAGGCGGTTTTGACGAGTCCATTCCTTTTTACGGAAACGAAACAGATTACAATCGTAGAGTTGTTGCTCACGGTAAACGAGTGGTCAAATGCTTCGACTCATACGTATATCACCGAGGCAAATTCAGCTTTGACCAAGTCGATAAGGAAGAAAAGAAAAAATTAGCGCCGCCGAAATAACTTTCTGATACACCATATTGGAAAGTCGAACAACGCTAGTCTTATTCGTAGAACGACGAATATGACCGTGTACATTGTAGTGTACAAAATCTTTGTCTGAACCGATGGCTTTACCTGCATTTTTACTGTTGGGGCCCCGTTTTTGTCTCTTGAAAACGAAACCGTCGCACTCGAAACTGTCCAGGGCTTAGCGTCTTTAACGTATCCGAACTTATCGAGCATTCCGTATGCAACAGCCATCCTGTCCTGGGGATGGAATTCTGTGCTCATCACACTCAGTCCGGCATTCACCATATTAGCAGCGTCTTTCCAGTTCTTTTTTGTAAGAACTATTACATCAGAATTACAGAACGTCATTTGCAGCTACTGCCTCCTCGGGCTGTTCCATGTCTGGTTTGAAGTTAAGCCCGCGAGCGATGAGAATGCGAGCAAGGCCGGATACCGTACGCATCTCGGGGTCGGTTTGAGACAATGCTGCCTTAGCTAGTGCAGCCTTAAGAGACTCCCACTCTTTCGGTAGGAATACTGCGAGCATCTGATGAGAATGAGTCTTGGACATTCTTTACCTTACTTTCTGTTGCTATTCTGTTGAACAAATCTAACGCACCTTCACAACCTACGTGGCTTCTACGCCACCGGAAGAACAAGTCCATCCACAAAGACCAGGCTATTCTTACAACTGAGAATGATCGTGATCGTATCTTCTTCCACGCAACGACCCCTAATTGGGTTGTCGGCGGTTGCAATACAAAAGTTGTTATATGTTTTTTGGCGAGTCTTTCGAGACGAGAACAAACATCTGGTTTCCCACCTACAGTATCCATCGAAACTATTAACATACGGTTTGCCCGACATCGGGCAAACCACCGCATGTCGTTAACAGACTTAAGAATGCGTACCAACTTGTGACCCTCCCGTGGCCAGTATCTGCATCCGTGTGTGTCTACCAACTTTTTAACGATCCGCGCTGCGCGCATTGTGCCTACAAGAATCATTTTGTGTTCTCGTCTTACTGGCCAGACTCTCTCTACGTCATCTAGCCAGATCTCCGCTGCCCCCTCCGTTTTTTTGTCTAGTTTAGTAACAATCTTGATAAATGCAGCATCATCAGATGTTATAGTGGCCCGCGATGTCTTTTTTATAGCCGACGTTTCTACAAAAATACCACGATAACGTATAATACGCAATGGTTGTGTGTCAGTCGGAAGTCCAAGAAATTTGAGCAGTCCATTACAATCGAAGCTAGATGTTAGAACAAGAATCTTTGGTTTGAATTCGTTTAATGCCGCAATAAGTTCGATGTCTAAAATTACGGCGAATTTCCTTCGCCAGTCAAAAACAACAAGATCGTGTCCGGGTATAAGATGTTCGACTCCATCTGCTTTGTTGTTCCTAGTATCCATGTCGACTGTGTCCCACGTGTCTGACAGAAACGACATGTTTTCACCGCCGTGTATCCACAATCCCCGAATATTCGGGTCTGGATAGTGGACCCTCGCAGTTGGAATAGCGACAATCCACTCTGGGCAAACTGGTTTATCTGCTCGATCCTTTAATGCGCCTTCCCAGGCACAACGCAATGTCTGTGTGGTACTCCTGCCGTCGCCGGGAACCCTTTTATATCCTGAATCTAGGTAGCCGTGACCAGCAACCATAAAATTACGCAGATCGCGGATCTTTTAGGCCAACTGCCGCAAGAGCCTTTTCGTAGCAGTTTTCGCACAAATGAAAAGCTATTTTTGGATACCCCTCGCGGATCGATATCATAATATCGTCCAATCTGCTCCCATAACCGAAGTTGTTTTCGATCAGAGCGAAATTTGCGTTTAAGTAACTACGGGTAACGCAATATATTAGACTTGTTTTACACGAATCACACACAGCGTCAATTACTTTAGATGGACGAATTTTCAGCATGTTATGGCCTCTCGGTTTGCCAGAAATACATCTATCTCATTAGCTGTATGAATTCTCGGCATGTAAGGTAAAACATTTCTAAGCGTTTTACCGTAGGCTTTGGTGTCGACGCGCTTGTCAAGAAAGCATAGTACTCCCCTGTCTGTCGCACTCCGGATAAGTCGTCCAGCCCCCTGTCTAGTCGACATCAGCGCATGCGGCAGAGATACGTAGGCAAAAGCATTTGAACTTCTTTCGCAAAGAGCCGCATGAACAGGGTCTTCTGGGGATTTGAATGGTATTCGGTCTATGACTACGCACTGTACGGCATCGCCTGGAATATCTATACCTGTCCACAGACTGCTCGTACCGAGAAGCACGGTCCCCGGATTCTGTTTAACGCGTTTAATCAAGTTATCTATCGTATCCTGTCCCTGCATCACGACATCAAAAGCTGTATTTTCTTTGACTGCTATATAAGCAGCATCTAACATTCTGCGGGAAGTAAACAGTCCAAGAACTCGTCCGCGACACGCATTTATCACGTCGAGCAAAGATGCCATAGCCTGATCCGAAAATGCCTCGTGATTTGGGTCTACTGTTATCGTGTCGGGAATAAGAAGCCTGGCGTTGGTTTTGAAGTCAAATGGCGATGGTACCTTGCAAGTAGCAGCGCCGGTTAGCCCCGTTTCGTTCATCATGAACTTGAAGGAATCCCCGGTATCCAATGTGGCCGACGTCAAAATCACTCGGCGTTCTCCGAACATCTCGTCCAAAAAGTATTTTGGGTCGAGAAATCGGCATTCTGCTGAAATAATCTCGTTGTCTTTTTGTAGCCAGTAAACATACTTGTCGGTATCTTTGGCGCAAATAAACCGAAAAGCTTCTTCGAACGTGTTGCGAAGCTTGTCAACAATCGAACTTGCTCCGTCAACCTTCGAAAACTTCGTTTCCAGTCTAACTACAACAGCCTCTAAATCTCCTATAAAAGATTTTGCGTGTGGGTGAAATATCGGGGTTTTCACGCGGGATATGCCGGTAGCATACAGAATTTTTAGCAGGTCCCCAAATCGAAGTCCTAGATTCATTAGACTACGTGCGTCGTCCCGCGCATTTAGTTTCGTTTCGACCTCGTGAGATAGGGCGTATAACTTTCCGGGGGAGAGTTTGAAGCCCAGACAACTTCTAGCTGTATCTGCAAGTTCGTGTGCTTCATCCACAACTAGATAATCGAAGTCCCCGAGAATTCCTACCCCGTATTTCTGGATAAGTTCGGCGTTCTTTATCAACAAGTGGTGATTGATAACGACTAACTGCGCGTTCACAGCCCTTTGCTTGGCTTTGTAGAAGAAGCATTCGGCTTCTTTACAATCTTTGCTTCCGCATTCGTCGTTCGACCCCGAAATAGCAGCTTTAACAGAGTTTGGTACGGTTCCTAAGTCGGAGATAAAACCGTCTACGTCAGTTCTGTCGGTATAGGCTTTGATTGCGTTTCTTAGCGCCGGTTCAAGTCCGCAAGTTATAGGAGCACGATCCAAACGTTCAACACAAACATAGTTGGACTTCCCCTGTAGTAGCGCAACCCCACAACTTCCAGATGCTTTTTGAGCGAGGGGTATGTCCTTGGTAAGGAGCTGGGCCTGCAATGCCTTACTCGATGTAGATACAACAGCCCGCTTTCCGGTTCGACGAACTTCGTCGATAAGAGGAATCAGATAAGCAACGGTTTTCCCAACCCCGCAACCGCCCTCGATCATAAGCCGATTATTGCCTTGGCCGCTGATGGTTTTATCCACGGATGACCAATACGCCAGTTGCGCTTCCCTCTTTTCAACACCGGGGAAGATATTTGCAAGACGAGTATAAATTTCCATTCTATTTGCTGAATCGCCCCAGAATAAAAATAGATGATATAAGTCCTAGGGCTATGCCTATCACAGCTGTTAGTATCGCTCTAAGCAGCTTATTTTTCTCCAAACTGTTGTTTCGCATTGTTTTCCTTACACCTTGCTTACAGTTAACATCGTTCATTCGGTTACAATACGCATAAGAACCCGCTTTGGACGAAGATTTTTAGTGTCCCACACCCTTTTACCAGTCCAGTTATCAGTCCCCCTGCCACTAACTCTTTTACACGTATATCCCTTTGTTATTCCAACTTCCACCCACCCCGCACGACGATAACACTCTCCTACTCTCGGTAACTCGATAAGTGTTTCAAATGCTATTACTTTATCGCCATACTTATTTTTCCAGTCTTCGGCAACAACTTTTTCAAAAAGGCGGATAATCCTTGTCGTGAAATTTCTCGTTGGGTATCCTTCGTATTTGGGCTCAACGTGGAAAAATATATTGTTGACGATATTGTTTAGCATTATTTTTGCGCTTATGCCGAGGAATTTGTCCCGTCCGGGAAGAAATCTAGTAGCCGAGCCTCCTACGATATGCCCATAACAATGTCCACCATAAAAAATTGCGTAACAAATGTTACGGCCAACAAACCCTCTTGGGTGTGAATAGTGTCTTTTCATCTCTTCCAATAGTTGAGGCGTCGTCCGTTTAACCATCACTAAATTCACAGCAAATAGAATTTCTGGTTACTGGGTAATCGTTTAAAACTTAGGTTGTTGCTTAGTAATTATCGGAAAATTTGCCGTCGATTATCAAGTACATTTGCCAGTGCCCAGTTTTCCACACAGCTGCATGCGCGTGCATCCAAGATACTAGTCCCGGATTGTAAGACAGTTTCAAATCTGATGATGTTCCAACCTGGAGTATCCCTCGCCACACATGTACAGTATGAGAATGCCCAAACACACCCGATCCAAAAGCACGTTCCAGCCCCTGCGGGCCGCCTGGTTTTGTGCCAGAAACTCCCAAGTCCCCGTGCGCCGAACATAAAAACGGGCCGACACGAACATCCGAATCGCGGGTAAGAAATGAAACATTCTTAGCGTCCAGCCCGCACAATTTTAACCCGGTTTTAAGAGCATCCTGGTCGTTTAGTTTTGCTTTCAGCACATCGACAGAAATATCGATGTTGGTGGCGTCCTGGACAAATGCGCCCGTGTCTATCCACTTGTCTAACCACTCATCGTGGTTGCTTTTAACGACCAAGACTTCGTCGCTTCTACTAGCCAGATTTTCTATGTCTCTAACACTCAGTTTAAGCTCATTCTTCAACAGAGATCGGCCAGCTAGGTAGGACCTGTAACGCTGGGACAGCTTGTTCCGATCGTGGTACGAAATTGATGCAAAGTCGCAGAGATCGTGAACAAACGTTTTGTGGGGTTTTAGCGTGTCTAGCAATCGATTTGTTGCTGTATTACACGCCTTGTTTAAAGCGCCGTTATGGCGATCGCCGAGAATAACTGCGTCCGCTCGAACAAATTCTTGGGATGTTGGCCCCCACGCTATTCCAAGGTCTACGAGAATACCCTTCTTGTCGATCTGAACATGCCGTATATGGAACCGACCCTTCTTACAAAGTTCAACAACTACCCCACCTATAACGTGGTCCATGTCAGCAATTTTGGCCGTTCGCTTAGAATTGTAGAATTTTGAATCGTAGTTTGAGTCAGTTATCGCCCCCGTCGTTATTTGAATGTGTGGAATCTTTTGTTGGGATCTTGGGGCTGTGAGAAGAAACTGTTTTGGCGACGGGGCTATAAAAGATCCGCGGTCCTGGGCAAATCTACGAAGGCCAGTTAGAGGATTGATTTGTTTAGCCTGTATTTGTATGGCATTAAGGTACAGATTAGAATTCAAATGCATGTCTTGCGTGACGATAATAGCGTCTTTTAGACGCTTATCTATAGTCCTGGTTTGGTAGGCTGTGGCGGCAGAATCGGCACAGATCATAACTACCAATTCCATGCCCCGTTCCTCGCACATACGAGTAACAGTTTTGAATCCTGTGTCGTTGACTTTACAGCCGACTACAGCCGTCGTAACAAAAAGTCTTTTTGCGTTTACCAGCCTTTTCTTGGCTCTTGTTTGTGTTGGGTTGGTTAGATCGATCTCAACATCGTCGAAGTAATCTGGATATTCCTGCCGAATGGCCCTATTCAGGTTGTTGACGTTGCCAAATTGGCTGTACAACGCCCCCCGACCCACACCGGCATCTTTTACTTCTTGAATCGAGAGATCTCTTCTAACCCTACGACAAATTTTAGCGCAGCGCTTTAGTGCGCCAAGTCTTGCGTTTGGCATATCGGAACCTCTACTATTCTTCATCGTCGCGAATCAAAATAATCTTCGCGTCGTGTCTTATTTCTACGGCCTCGCTAGGGTTGAAAACGACCAATTCACCTGTTCCTAACCTTATAGCGTTGTAAGGAAATTCCTTGGTCTTAAGTTCCTTGGGTATTTCCAGCTTCATGTAGAGTTTATCTTCATGTTTGAATGCGTCTCCTCCAGAGACAGCTCGGACATTGATTGGAATTGGCTGTTTAGGGCGTGTTTCAAAATCCACATCCATTGTTGATCCTTTCCTAGACTATTATACCGGTATAGCTGCAATAGCTCAAGCGCCGTTTTCGTAGCATTCATCCAAAAATACAAGCGCTTCGTTACTCCGAGAATCGCTAAATTGGCGCCTTCTGCCCTTTGAAAGTCGACATCTTACACAGCCAATAAATTTGCCGAACCACCCATCTACTCTATCTGTTGGAACGCTGTCATAGCCCAAATATCTCCCGATGGCGTATAGCTCGACAGCCACGGAGCCAAAACATTCTATGTCATCCGCAAAATATCTTGAATCACCGTTTGATTTCACAGCGGATCCAAAATCCAGAATTGATGAATTGCTTAACCTAGATACAGCAACGTTTCCGGTGTGTAGGTCGCGATGGGCTATACTCCTGCTGTGTATTGCGCATAAACCAAGTAATAGAGACCGAAGAATTTTGTAGAGTTGGTCATCTGTGAATGGGGTGTCCGACCTGCTGATGGATAACTTTTCGATTGTTGGACCGGCGTAACTCAACACAAGAAAACAATCGCCTCTGTAATCGATCACTTCGACGGGTTTGACGATGTTTGGGTGGTCGAAACCGAATAATATTTTTCGTTCTCTTTCTGTGTATCTGGACTTGATCACGTACTTTCTTCCGGTATTTACGTGTCGGGCAGTATAAGCGCCTCTACTACTTGTTCCGTCTGGGTACCGTATTTCTCGGCGGACTATGTAGTTTCCAACTATCGATTTCGGCTTTAGTTTAGCTCCCTCCGGATTAACGGCTACTAGACCCACAGGCACCTAAAACTTTCGACCGTGTTTATGGGGCCTGGTTTTATTGAATTCGGCTTTTGCGAGAATCGCTCCCGCAACATCCAACATTCTAGCCTCAGCAAAATCCATAAGACGAATAACTACATCGGCCAGTTCGAGTTCTAAAAGCGTGTATTCGGGAACCTTGTCCGACTTTTTGTCCCCGTCTCGCAAAACTTCCAAAGCTTCGGACAACTCTGAGTGCATTAAAGCGATCAGTTCGCCATCGTTTCTCTGATTGTCCCACCATCCCGACTTCACGGCAATATCGTGAATATCTTTTTGGGTGTCCTCGAATGCTTCTTTGAACCCATAGTTCGTATTCATAATCTCACTCATTTCGAGTCCCCTCCTTAGCAATAAATTACCGGCTTGTTGTGGCCGACTGCAAATTCGACCTCCGCTTTAACACCAACACTCGTCTCCCATCCTGGCAACATCAGCACTCTTAGTTCGTCACATCGTTCTAGAAACTTCTTGTCAATTTTTTCCCAAAACCCCCAATCACCGGGCAGACTCCCCGTAAGCACGTGACTGTTGATGATTGGTGAGTATACGGCCAGTCCTGATCTAACAAGTTCGGATACCTTGTTTCGAGTCTTCTCAAACCGATCTATTCTTACGCTTTCATCTGGATGGGAATACGGAGATGCAAGATAGATAAGTCCAGGTTCTTTTTGTGGATCCTCATCGGGTTTATGCTCTTCGATAGATTGGACCACCGCTGCATATCCGGCCATGTCTACCAAGTTGTCTCGTTTATGCTTGAAGCACTCCCGGCTTAACTTAACGACGACCATGCACAGAGCTGACTGAGCTGCTGTTACCTCGTGGTTCAGAATAATTGACCACAATTTGGCGGTTCGTCCATAGTCTTCCCACGCAGGGCCATAAGCCGAGTTTCGATCTCCCAATACAAGAGACTTAGCCTCGTCCAGTATATTTACGTTAGTCATCTAGTTCTTTCGTATTCGTAAGGCTTCGTATATCCCCAGTCATTGCCAACCTCCGTATTCACAACAACAGGAACTTTCCAGTCCCATCCGCTCTCCATTATTTCTTTCAACATTGGTAACCAGTGTGACAACCGAGAAGTTTTGATCTCAAACACTATTTCGTCGTGTACGTGCAAAACAGCGTAAATGTCGTCGTGCCCAGCAATTATCGAGTCGATCTCATTTAACAGCCTTTTCAGGTGAACTGCGCACACTCCTTGTATTATACGATTCACGCCCTGATAGGCAACTCTCCTGTCTACCGGACTCTCCCAGTCAAAAACTCTTACCTTACCTTTCTTATACACATCTGAACCTACCCGAGCCATAAAGTCGTGTAACTCGGGAATCGCTTGATCGTATCTAGCGATGAATTCCTGCGTATATTCCGGGGACTTTCGAATCATCTTGGAAATTTTCTTGTACCCAGCTCCATAGCCCTTTGCCAGTACTACAGCCTTGGTATCCTGCCGAATCTTCGCGTCTTCTGGAATCGACTTGTCTATCTTTCGTTGGCATATCTCTGACGCGATCGCAGCGTAGAAGTCCATATTTGGATCGGCGTTGTAACCGTCGATAAGTTTCCTTGCCCCGGCAAAGTGCGCTGTGCCTCGATTCTCGATCTGACTCATATCCATTGAAACTATCGACCAACCTTCTGGAGCCACAAACACCGATCGAACCTTTTTATCTTTCGGAATACCGTGCAGGTTGACTCGTTCGTCTTTGGTTTCTGCTCTAGTCTTGCACGTGAATCTTCCCGATTCTGTGCCCGTCGAGTGAAATGACGGGTGCACTCGATTGTTGCTATCCGTTGCGAGGGGCAAAGATTGTAAGGCACCTCCGGCGAGTAGACGATAGCTACGGTAAGCCAAGATCAGCTTAACCACGTCGCTTTCTATCAGCGAAAGTGCAAATTTTCCATAGGATGGGGACCCCGTCTTTGTCTTCTCAGGACTGTAAATTTCGAGTTGATCGAGTAGCTTGCGAGTTTGAACATGAGAACTCGGGTTGAAATCAGGGAAGTCGGGTCGAACATCGGGATGCATTCGTAAATCAGCTAAAGCGCGGTCCCTTTTAGTTTCCATGCTGCGTATAGCATCTTGGATTCGGCTAGGATCGATAAGAAACCCTCGATCCTCGATATGTTGTGACGTTTCTAGTAGTCGGCGTTCTCGGGCTATGTAGGCATCATTTTCGTCTCGTGCCCTGGCCATATCCGGGTGATTGTACAACGCATACGTTAAAGTGGCGTCGAACAGAGCATAGGAGTTCAAATTTTCTCTGGGAATGGACTTGAATCCGCCCGATAGAGTCTTTTCACCGCGCTCAGCTAGAATCTGCTTCAACCGTTCGTCCAATTTTCGCTTATGCGCACCGCCATTTTTGAAGTAATAGTCGCCAAGACGTTCCAGTTTGTAGGGGCAATTCCCGCTATCGTCTGCGGACGCAGACCATTGGACGTCAAATGTTCGCCTAAGATCGACGTTCACTCCTATCGAACGGAGATGGCCACAATCAAACAGGGCGTTAGCCATTACAACCACATCGGCACTGTCAATGTCTTTTTGTAGATCAGCCCGTTCAGACGCACTGTCTAGTTCATATAGCTTAGATAGCTTACCATCACAAGATGTTGCTATGAATGGTCGAGCATCTCGATAAAAATCGAGGCCTGTCGTTTCCGTGTCGACTGCAATTACCCTAGCTATCGGCTTGGTAATTTCAACGATTGTAAGTCTACCTAGAGCAGACCGAAGAATTCGAGCTATCTGGTCGGTTCGGTAAATTCCCCGTTTAACAGCGGCTGGATTTGGACATGCGTAGCACTTCAACCCATGTTTGCTAACCCACCGATGACCGAGATTCTGACGAACGCCGCCACTCAATCCACCAATCAGTTTTATCGCATGCGCTCCCATAAGAACCCACGGAAGAGACTTATATTTCTCGACTAGTGGAAGTATGTTCTTTGCTACACATACGTCCATTTCTTTTTTCGTAGCATCGCGATTTCCCGGGGTAGCGCATAGAACAGTATTCAAAAGAACAGCGTCGTGTCTTGCTAGGTCAGCCGACACCATCGCATCATCCAGTATTTCCCCGATCGGCCCAATAAAGTGCGACCCCATCATGTCTTCGATGGCTCCGGGACGGTCCCCACAAATAACCAGAAGCGGGTTACTGGGCTCGCTTGGCGATATTGGACCACGGCATGTTTGATGCAGCTCACAAGCAACACACGAAAATCGGTTCAGCATAATTACTTTGCCCGCAGCGCTTTAATCCGCTTTATTCGGCCGTGTTTCTTTCGTCGGTTACGTCCAAACGATTCTTTGCTTACTCTAGACCATTCGCACTCTGGAAATGGGCATCTTTTTTCGTAAGGAAAGTTTCGGCACATATCAGGCCGATTGTCGTAGATACTACAATTATTGTTCGTATCTAGGTGTTTGCAAGAGTAAGTCCACCCACCTACACATTCCTCTAACGGGGTCACCATCGGGTATATTAAGTGAATATCGGAGACAGTTTTTCGTTGCGCATCCCCGCTCGCCCATGCGGCGTAAAACTCTCTCAGTTGTTCTGGCGAATACGGAATACGAAACGATTTACAGCAACGTCCAGTACAACGCTTTCCCATACTTATTCCGATCGTCGATAATTCACAGAGTTTCTTTCACAATTTTACTATGACTATTGCCTTGAAGTAGGACCATCCATCGCCAACTTCTAGGTCTTCGGGGAAATCCCCAAAAGTTTTGTGTAAAAGTTTTAGAGCTTTTACCATGTTTGGGCCTGCTTTGATAGTCCTTCCTGTAGTTCGCTTTGTAAATGCGTCGACATAGGTCGATATTCCTGGGTACTCGAACCCGATAAAGCAGAAGTTTTTGTTATGGTCGCTGTGTAATGACCATACGGGTATGTCTCTTTTAGACGGCCAAGAACAATGTTCTTGCGGCTCCTCGTCCGGAAAATTGGACATCTGTTCTCGAAATTGATCTATCTCGCGCATTGCTTACAGCCTTCGTAAATGGCCAACAACCCAGCCAATATAATGGCTAGAATCACGATTAAATTCTGCGCATCATCGTTGAGTTCGATCAAACAGCAGATCCGCACAGAGAAACAGCTAGTTTCGTATACATATTGGCTACGTGTGAAGACTCGGAAACCCCCCATTGGCCCGAAAATGACCGGTTTGTTTTCATATTGTATGAGTGGATATAAGATTTATGCCACTTCGTTTTATTACTTCTGCATATGGAATTATTGAACGGTCTGTGATCCGTGGATGACACAGATCTCGAATCGGCCAACACGCAGCCGTAAATATCAAATCTTATGATAGGGAGAGACGTTGGAACGAAACGATTCATCGGCTGCTACATCCGCACAAAGAAACAACGAATAAACTACTCGCCATTTCCATCGACATTCTTCCACCATTATGTCCTGTTACGGAGCCTGTTCGGGGGCCAAAAAAAGCGGATACGCACGACGAACGCCACAAACCCCCACGACGATCCGAGCTGCAATAAGATGCGTCAAACGATGCTGATCTAGACCCAGAAAGCCCTCGATGACAGCCGTCCCGCTCAACCGAGTATACACTAATCGATGGCGAGTTAAAATAACTCATTGGGGCATCTTCGATCTGCACATAGAAACGTCGAAAACACCTTCACAGAAAGATGCTCTGTTATTACCCAATCCAACACTAGATCCGACATAGCCGTCTGTAGCCGACATCGAATAAGATCTTGATCGTCCGTTACAATAATCGAAATAACCCGTCGAAAACGATGATTTCGACCTATTCGCTACAACACAAGACGATTGATCCGATATTTCAGTTAGTAAACGCGTAACGAACATCATCCGATTATGCGATATCCGATTGTGTTATATCCTGTGCCGGCACATGCAGGACACCGAACGTACCTTGCGTTTGGGTGACGAGGCTCGACATAGCCATCTTTCGCGTAGCACAACGAGCATCCAACTACGGTAATGGTAGATCCACTTGGTAATTTGATATTAACAATCTTTCCAGGCTCTAGAATTTGCTGTTGGTCCATTGTCATCTTTCCTTCGTCTTTTGGAAATCCTTCATACAAATTTCGAGTATTGTTCTGTGTTGCGCGGACATAAGATATTCGCGACCCGTTTCCTGGTCTTTAATCGTGTAAACACCATAACCTATGGCGGAAATAACGAATCTACTTGTTGAACTACTGGCTTCAATCTGTGGAGAGGAAGGATAAATAAGCCAAAGTATAAAACCGATCGAAGCTATGACGACTAATCGAGCCCACTGGTCGACCTTCTGCCAATTAATCATATTTAGTCCTTTCATTAGCAACACGGGTACTCGCTGTGATACTGGCCTAACACGCCGCATACACAGCATTCGTAATTCAAGGCTAGCGGTAATCCGTGGTGGTGTTGCCAACATTCCCCACATCGGGGGCAACACCAGTTTATAGCGAACGGCGGCAACTGTGTGTCTTGACACATAGATTACTGATTTCTTCCCATCTAGGTTTCCGAGCCACCCGCGACGTTTCAAACATCTTGGCTACACTCGTATCGACACGTGTCGCAGCAGTTACAGATGAACGGCGGCTCGTTTGAGTCGTTTGGGTAGTTTGGGTCGTTTGGGTCATCTAGCTCTGCCATCTCTTCGGCATACGGACAACGACCCTTCTTACCTATATTACCGCATTTACAGAGTTGGTCGCCGGGGACGAACTCCTTCATGTCTGGTTTTCTGGGTTCTTTCATCTTTCGCTTATTCCTAACACAAGCTTCGGTTTGTTGTTCATCAACCCAACTCCGTTCTTAGACGATTAATAGCAATTTCACAGTAATTTTCGTCTATATCAAAGCCTACGAAATCGACGCCCAAATTCTTGCACGCCAGCGCAGTTGTCCCGATGCCTGCAAACGGATCCAGAACTAGTTTAGTTCTGCTAAGTCCGTGCAATTGAATACACATCTCTGGTAGTCTAACAGGAAACGTAGCCGGGTGAGGACGATCTTTGTTTCTATTCTGTATTGTCTCGTAGGGGATTAGCCACACGTTACCTCGACATCGCAGGTCCCCGTTTTTTCCTCTCGACCCACGGGTCAAATTGGATTTGTGCTTGTAAGCTACGCCAACGGATGTTCGATCCAACAGAACTTTTCCCGTCTTAGTAAGATGGAAAATATACTCGTGACATCCGTTCAAATAACGATCGCTGTTAATAGGCTTGTAATGCCCAACCGTGTTTCCATTAACAGCAATCGACTTGATCCAATGTATTACGTTTTGAACCCTCAGTCGGTTATTGCTTGTAACCGACTGAATAACGCGAAATGGAAAACACGGGTCACTAGGTTTGTATCCAATGTTCAAGAATACGGACCCGTTATCGTCTAGAGCGCGATCAGTAATGTCTGCCCACTTAGACATAAAATCCAGATAGTCTTGTTCTGGTAAAGAGTCTCGATAGGTTTTGTAGGCCGTGCCTAGATTATACGGCGGGGATGTAACAACTACCGACACCGAATTTGGGTCTAGGCTAGCTGTTCCGACAAGGCAGTCTTCGTTTCGTATAGTAATTGGCATTGGCTACTTCTTTTTGTCCAATCTTTCGAACTGACTTTTGGAAAACCAGTCTTGCCAACCAGCATCCATTCTTATTTTTGTGCTGTAATAGAGGTCAAAATCCTGTTCCAGAATGTAACCTTTCTTACCAGCGATTTTCCTTCTGCCGCTCCGACCATCTGCAAGTTTGGTTAGCACTACTCGTTTCGCGGGGTCGTAAGACATCTTGTTTGTAGCGTTATTTTTGTTTGAGATTCCTGCAACGTTGGCATAGACTCTTTAGCCAACCGCCACTAGTTGTAACACCATCAGATATCCCACAGTACTCACAAATAGCGTAAGACGCGTCCTCAGCCCGACTTATTAAGTCGTGGGCATCCTCCGTTCCATTAGACACATAGAAACGCAATCCACCAAACTTCTCTTTTACTTGTTCTACGTAATTTGTTCCAGGCGCGTAACCCTCGCTTGAAACTATCGCCCGACACAAATTGTCGATAAGATTAAACCAACCGTCTCCGCATTCGCAACAGCTGCCGTGCTTAAAAATATCTGGATAGGTTCGGGACAGATAAAGTTCGTTGCCGTCGTTCACGTTGTCGGTGTCCTAAAGCATTCGGGCACGTATAGTATTGAGTGACTCGCGTCGAAGGAGTTTTCCGTCTTTGAATACGGGGGATAGCAAATCGGGGGATAGCAAATCGGGCGACAGATCGGGTCGGCCTTCGCCGGATAGGTCGTGGCCGTCGGTAAAACACAGACTCCCACTATCGTTTTTGTGTACCATAACTACCCCTTTAGCCGATTTTTTCGTCCCGTTATCTGTGACAGGATCCTTGAATATCGGAGTTTGGACTCCGTTTATCACACAATGCGTGGACTTCATCGCGAACCCAAATGTGTCCCGAGTGTTATGCTGATATGTCAACGAACCTATCCCGTATACCATGTTGGTAGATGCAAATCCCTTAGCTTTTAGACGCGAACAAATTTTCTCTACCCGTTCGAGACTTATCGCGTCCCCATAAATTGCCCCGATATGTGGGTCTAACTGTTTGAATCCTTTTAAGTTCGTTGTTCCGCCGAAAATGTCCCACAGAATTTCGATAACGCCCTTTCGAGCAGCATCAGTTTTATTACTAGCATCTCCGCAAACGATTTTTACGGGGTCCCCCGAATTTCCAGATACTAGCGACCCACCGTTTCGTTTAACTAGTAGCATGCCCGTTGGAACTTGAACAGAATATACAACACCATCGTAATCTACAGTTTTCTTATGGACTGACTGGCCACCTAGTTTATTCGATTTAAGTATGTGGGCAGTGTAAACATCCGAAAAACAATCTTTTCGGTTGTCTTCACGACTGGTTATATATATTCCGTATCCAGCAGCTAACGCTATCAACTCAACATCAGCCATCACTCCCGGATTCGTTGTATCAAATTTGAATCTATGCTCACTTCGCCTTGTTGCATCCCAGTAGGACAATTCCTCAATGAATTCTCTGCTCCAATTTCCACACAAATCAGATGTAGTAACCCAACCAAAGTTTTTTTGCATGATAGACTCGTCTATGTGAACGTTGAACTCAAATTTACCATCCGATAAGTTGTATATTTTGTATTTTACTCCGACCAGGGCTAAAATATCTTTTAATCTGTCGATTTTACGTTGCTTAGAAAAACTAAATCTTATTCCGTGGCCTCTTGTAAGATAAGAACCATCAGCTTGAAATGCGATTTTAAGTCTCTCAAGTGGGGACAAAGATATGCCTCTCGACGGCATTTCCGCGCTTCTAATAATATCCTTCTCCCAAAAACCGACCCTGGCGTCTTTCGCTTCCTGGATTTTAATTTTGTGGTTTTGGTAGAATACCATTCTATGATTTGGGGTAACGAGTAAATCCAGTTTCCCCTTACCGTCGCTGAAAGAGATCATTTCTCCGGTGTAGTTTTGTTTAATATATCTAATCGGTTTAACAAATTCACGCATACCGTTTTCATGCACCTGAGCAACAAGATCGTTGTTTTCGTCCAAATCTTTGAAAAGCTTCCAACCATCTTGAGTTAAAATCATGGTGTCGTCGGCATAACAATCGGGTCTTATGACGACTTTGCCATCCCGACTAAGGATCGTGTTTTTAAGTGGAGCTATCGCGTCAGAGAGAACTTTCCACAAATCCCACGTGTCGGAAACAATCGATATAAAGCCCTTTGGATAGACTTCGGTGATAAGACGTCGGTAGCATGACAGCTCATCTTGTCCGTGGGCGCACATCACACTGTGCTCAGTAGCTGGAATAGAACAACCGACCAACTCTTTCTCGATGTCAGCGTCGTAGTACTTTTCTAGGTACTGAATTCCGGTTATCGTGTCGGTGCCGACGAAGCTGAGAAGATGCCCGGCGGCGCTTCGCGCTCCGCTGGCTATGCTGCTCATACCCCGCATAGAAAAGTCGTGGCCCTGAAATGGGACAAATCCGAGATCCCCGCCTGTCTCATCTGCGTAACGATCTAGTATCCGCCGATATCGCTTCGCAATTGTTGCTGAAGTCATCGACTGCCATAGTTCGGTGGATATGAGTGTCTCTAGATAGTTTGTCAGCCAAAAGAATTTTTTCTTTGTATTTTGGATCGTAAACATCGGAACCCGTATTGGCACTTCGGTTCCCTCTGGCAACGCTTTAATAAGCAGGGGAAGGTATCCCAAAGCGTGCAAGTCTCGGATGTGCTGGTCTTGTGGGTCAGAAACTCCAAGCGTATGCCTGATATACCTCGTGTATTCTGCAACCACATCTTCGACAGAACGGGCGAAGAAATTGGTACCGAAGTAGCCAATCAACCATTCTTCGATAAAACCCTGAAGCCCGAAATTGACTACATGATCGATCTCTGGAATCCTGGAAGATCTAGGTGTCCAGGTCGAGTACACTACCTCCGTTCCTTGCGGGTATTGTTCTCGATGACTTATTTTGTAAAAGTCGCACAACAAAGTCGGGATATAGCTCGTCATTATTAAGTCCTATTCGTGAATTGGTTCATAAGTAAGTTCGAAGATGTAAGCCCCTACAGGCCGATTTTCACCTTTCGCATTCGTTACTATGTAGGCGCCTGGGCACACGATGTGTCCACCATCTAAAGTTTCGATCCACCCGTGAAGATCGAACGATTCGTAGCAACGCCAGCAGGGATTCACTCGCGAAAAATGTTGGGTTACGGCCGGGTGATCTCCTAACTTTTGCCATCGAGTGGCGTCAACTTCTACAGATTTCTTCTTGTATCTCATTTGGTTACCATCGTCTCGTAACTTCCCCATCTTTGGTAAAAATTCGTTTGATCCTCGCGTCTTGAAGTGGTTTAAGGCCACGGCTGAAAATTCCGTGGGTGACGTACAGATGAACTTCTGATGCGCCGTTCCGATAAAGCATCTCAGCAAATAAGACAAACGTCATGCCGCCATCGCAAATGTCGTCCACGATAAGGGTAGTTCCAGCTACTTCTCCTGTTAGACGAGTATACTTTACATGGCCGGTTCTGGGATCCCGCTTTTTGTGGCCAAATACGGTGCCGGGCTTCTTACTTCCCAACAGCTCGTCATAGCTCTTGTCATAACGATCGGCTGCTCCCTTATCGGGATAAGCTATTGTATCCGCTCGGACTTTATTTACAGGGCCTACGAGAAACTTTTCGGGCAAAGAGTTCCATGCGTTGTCGACAAGCTCTGTCGATTTTTCGCTGTGCCCGTCGAAGAAGTACACATCGTCAAATTGACACGAGTTTAATATCCTGGAAAACGTGTGAAGCGCGAAACACGAATTATTGGTTATGCTCTTGTCTTGCCTTGCGTATGGAAGATAATCTACTCTAACGTCGCAAAATTCTGACCCGCTAGCGTCGAGTAGGTCTTTCAGCTGGCACAAGTGAAAAATTTCGGCATCGTTCTCGAACACCCACACAATTCGGTTGCGTTTACGAATAGTTCTCTTTGGCAAATGCCATACCTGGCTTGTTCGGTCTGGAAAGATCGTCGGCTTAAGAACATGTTTGTTTATAGTTATCATGTTATAGATTCCGAAGATGCTCTAATACTCAGGATGGTCGTATTAACAATTGTCACTGGTATCGTCTCCGGGCCAGCTAGCGCCTACACCATAATTCATATCGTAGCCCCCTGCGTAGGGATCAAATGATGCGCTATTTTTCTTACGACGTTTCGTTTTGAAAAGTTCTCTTATTATCTCAGCAGATATTTTCTTTGGTAATTTCAAGCCCTTCTTTTGAACGTAGCTATCGATTCTCCCGTCGTATTCGTAGCCCATCTTTTTAAGCAACTGTTTAACTGTATACTTCACGTTACCCCCATTTTTTTGCCCGCCGGTGAGATTTGGCGGAAAAGACGTGGTGTTTTTTGCCTTACTTAGAATTCGTGTTTTGCGTACCTTTTGTTTGGTGTTCTCTCTTAGCCAACAGCAATCTACACAGCAGCACTCCTCTTTGTTGTGGTTGTTAGAGGCGGCTACTAGCAAACAGCAATCTACACAGCAGCACGTTTTTTCGTGGTGGTTGTTAGAGGCGGCTATTTCTGAATTTTTGGGCTTTGACATACTTAGGCTCTGACATCTTTCACGTCAAATAGGTGCCCCTGCTTCGCGTCCTCCGCAGCGATTCGTTCTGCCAGACGATCCGCGTCAACTTGAGCTTCGAGAATCTCCCTCACGGTGAGCACGTCGCCGCCGTAGGGGACATGGTCAGCCCGATCACCACAGGGCAACGTAGCCATACAGACTTCGATGTCGGGCAGACTCTCATCACAGGTATGATTGTTGGCGATGTCCGCCGCCTCGGACTCGGCCTGCCCGATGGAAAATAGCTGTCTCCGGCACAGCACAAACTAATTGCGTTGAAAGGTATGGATTTCACGCTAGCAGGAATACAATCGTTTATACTCTGATGTTGCCCGGCGGCATACCCGTTACAAAGCGAATAAAAACGGCTAGAACATCTTGATTCTGGTGCGCCGTAACATCGATAGATTTGTCTAAGTTTCATCTCTGTGTATTAAAAGCTATCCGACTCGAAAGCTTGCCGATGGAGTTACATACCAACCTTCTGGGTCCAGATTTGGGTCCCGCCACACATCTTCGTTTGGTCTATTGTGTGCAAAAAATAGCTTGCCTCCTAAATACAGTCTAGCGGGATGATCTGAGTTGCGCCACCACCAAAAATGGACCCACGGTAACACAACCCACGGAATTCGAAGAGTCCAGTCAGCTTCAACCAGCCACGGATTGTGCCCTTTCCACGAATATGGCCTTCGCAGGGGGCCCCAAACCACTCCTATCTGAATACCAAAGGTTGGAACTTGAGTTATTTGCCAACTTCCCGTGCCAGACCTAAGAGTAGTCCCGCTTGCCGAGTCGATCTGAAGCCCGATCCAGTTGGTCATCGTATACGAACACCTAATTTTTTGTTAGTAGTTGGGGGCACATATGTTTCGATTACTACCAGTTCGATGGACGTTTCCGAGCCAACCTGTACAAGAATCTTTTTTACGTCGTCCCAAGGAAGCTTACCAAGTCCCGCCCCTATGCGGGGAAGCCCTATTTTTTCTATCCCCATAGACTTGGCCTGGCATATGGCCCCTCGTAAAGCTTTTTCTACTGCTGGTAGCTCAGCTGTCGTCATCCAAGTTTTCTGGGTCATAAGATTGAATACAACGATGCTTGTTTTGCTAGACGCTTGCCACGTAAACACATCTCCGATATTAAGCTGCCTATCGTCGCATAGCTTCCGATACTCCTTATACATGATCGGAAAGCGATTCTTAAACTCTACAGCGATGCCTCTTGCCATTCTTCCCGCGCAGTTACATCCGTGGGCAATCGCGGTTAGCCCCGGATACGCGAACAGATCGCCTTTTACAAATTTAGTCGGCATAATTGACCGGCCGATACCAGTTACGGGTTTGCATAACAAATCTTATTTGAGCGTCGCACTTTATTCCTTTACTTTTGCATCCAAAAAGTCTAGATCAATCAACACTCGTTCCTTTGGTTCTGCTGGGGGGTAGCGATCTGTTTCGTAGGTACAACGATACACCTCCCGATACGTAACCAAAACCTCTACCCCCCTCGGAGACTCTTTTAGCCGGTTCACGAACCGATGGTAAATATTCGGTCTGGTAACAATGAACCCGCCGTGAGAACACTCAAATACAGTGGAAAACCTCTCTGGAATCTCAACCGACTTGCACACAGGAACCATCTGGAATTCCCCCTGAAAAGGGTTGTATACCGCATTAAACTCATTTTTCGTAGTGTGTCTTATGGGGGTAAACACAACGTTAACTACCTTTGCGGACTCCTCTAACGTGGTAGAGTACTCCGTGTCCACCCGATCACAACCTAGCGAAATCGCGAGCAGCATAAATCCCAAGGCACTAACAATAATTCGCATGACTTGTTTATCGTCCCTTCGAAGATTTGGTCACAGTAAATCGACTCCGAATTAGCAGCACTTACCGGTTCTCGCGCAGACGTCGCACCTTATTCGGGTTCCGTTGTCTGTGTCTGGGTGATAATGATCAATACTCGTACCGTAGCAATTGTGGCATACGCATTCGTGTTCTTCTGTCATTTACATTTCGCCTTTCAGATCAAACACAAGATCGCATCTAAAACCAGCATCTTCGCCAGGATATCCTCTGGGGTTGCATATTACTTGACAATTTCCTATCTTGTAATTGTACGTGTCGTGCGCATGCCCATGCACCCATACATCTGCTAACGTAACTAAAGAGTCCATATTCGAGTAAAAACATGGATTTATCCGACTACCCATAAAACGAGGATGACACGATTTTGACGATGGTGCATGGTGTGTAACAACTATGGTTGGCCCAGGAAAGGATTGTTCGAGATTTTCTTTTAGCCAGTTACGATCCAACCAATGCTCTAGCCTAGTATCCTCGGGAGTGATCAACTTGCCGGTGTCGCTGTTGTGAATAACACTAAAGTCGGAGACGTTTGGGGCTGCGTATTCTTTGGCTGCTTCGATAGCGCTTTCTCCATAACACGCAAAATCCGTCCATAGCGTCGCCCCAAGAAATCGAACACCGTCTATGACAATCGACTCTCTGTCGAGAAATGCGACATTCGTACCTTCGAATTTTTTCGCGAGTTTGTCACGCAACTTTGGCCAGGCGTTGGAATAGTATTCGTGATTCCCAGCAACAAACACTACTGGCTTGTCTTTAAAGTTGTCGAGGATGAATTTGGCCGACATCACGCCATTATGCAGATCGCCAGCTAACACAACAACGTCGGTCTCGATCTTAGGCGGGGCAAACTTACTAAACTCGTTATGTAAGTCGCTAAGAATGCGCAACTTCATTTTGTTGTTTGATCGGACTTTGTGCATAATTCCACGATGTAGTCGTAAAGGGCGGATGCTATATCCGCTTCCGCCATCAGTACATATGCGGAATTTGTACCATCCCAGTACCTGCACCTGGAAATAAAGTCGTATTTCCTTTCGTCAAAAACACATATTTGATCAGGCTGTTTGCTACTTACTAAATCTAGTTTGTCGCGCGGAATTGTCAGCCAACCTACATGGCCCGGAAATTCTACGTCGCAACAAGACTCGTAATTATGCCTTACGACACCTAACTTTCCCACCTGCTTTGCAAAAGCTTCTGCATCATACGCAGATGTATCGACGAGCCAATTTCCTGTGAGTCGGACAGTATCCCCAACATGCAAAATATTCATTTACGAATTCCTCCTAAACCAGTTTCTCATCCACGACTTCGGCCACGGCCACCAATAGTCGTCCCAAATAACATCAACGCACAGGTCTATGCTCCAACCGTGTTTAATCTCGGTTAGATAGGCTTCACGTTCAAACTTCCACCTAAAATATGCAAATCCGATAGGTAATGGAAACAGAAAGTAAAGCAACAGGAGCAGCCATCCGTATTTCTTCCATTGTCTAACGTGTACTAGTTCGTGCGAGAGTGTCGCAAGAACGTCATCGTGAAATATTCGATCGGGGTAACCAGAATCGGGCGGATAATAGATCGTAGAACCTATAGTGGTCCACCAGTTTTGAAAAGGTCCCCAAATTCGAGACTTTTGTTTGAATCTAACCATTTACTATTTCGGTAGTGGAGGCGGCTTTACAACAGCGTAGTGGGTAAATGGCCATGGAACATTACCGCAACTTAACTTTTTATTGGATGAGAATGTGTCACTTCCCATTCCGCAACTAATTGTAACTTCGGCTTGTTTGTTTACTATTAAGACATAGCCACGCGCAGGCTTGAGTCGACTACGACACCAAAGCCAGTATTCACAGCTCTTTTTGGGAATTCCGCTGATCCAATCGCTCATAGTTTCGGCATTTCTGCGTCGGGCACAAGATCGGTTTTGTAGAAATCCTTCTCCAGCATAATTCCTACTTCTTCTTGTGCCGGGTCGCATCCACAACTAAGAAATGCGTTTCGCAATTCTGGACGTTCGGCGAGCACAAAAAACGGAACACACTTGTAAGCTGTTATGTTGTGGTTCCCGCTGTGATGAAAGCCACACCAACAAATAACATCTGCGCTAAACCCACTTGTGGAGTTGCCGCAATCTCCACACTTGAATATCGGATCTCCGCCAGGAGTCACGCCGTTACCGGTTACGCATCGAAGAACTCGACCGCCACATCTTCTGCACAAATGATTTTCTATAATCCAGGTTTGTCTTATTATTCTAGTTCTCATTACTCGCGACCAAAAATAACTTCCTTCGAATATTTTCGTCCTGGGGTTCTGGCCTGCGAGGATAAGGAGTCTCTAAACGGCACAAACGGAAGCCAGTCAGCCCCCGAGTTTTCACAGACAACGACTTGACCCGACCTGGACATAGCCCACTCAGCCAATTTATTGTAGTCTATCTTGCAGTATCTATAGTGTTTGCCCATTTTCTGGTACGGCGGGTCAATGAACCATGTAGCTGGTATATCAGGATAATCTTCGTAAGAGCCAAGCACTATTTTCCAGTGCCGAATTTGTTCGACTTGTTCCGACAACCTACGGCGAACTATTTCTCCCCAGAATCTAGTAGGATTTGGCCCTGCGTTTTTCATCCACGAAGATGCAGACTTTCTTGGCGAGGAGACGGCCCCCTGGATCCACCAGCCGATCAAATACTTCGCTTCTTGTGGAATGCTTAAGTCGTCGACAGTTTTACCGTCTGTTATATCCGGTAGAGACAGCATCTCGTCTGACGTTACGTGGATAAGATAGTCCCAAACCGATGCTATCTTTGGATCTTTCTCAATCAAAATTACATTCTTAGTATGGTGCCAAGTAGAGTAGCCGGCCCCGCCAGCAAATGGTTCAATTATCGTATCAAATCTTGGTTCGGGGTAATGTTTTGCCAGTCGCCATTTTGAGCCGTAAAAACTTAGAAACGGCCGTAGTCGAACTGATTTACTGTTTTGCATTTGAAAGCATCCCGGAAATAGACCCACAACTTTCTGATACGACAGTTACATTTTGTTCTCTTACAAGTGGTTGGTTGCACCCGACACACCGAACTATTGTTGACGTCACAGAGTCGTCGAAAACAAAGGCGCTGTCGCATCTACAAAGTCTAGAAAACGATACGCGCATAGTATAGGTTGTGGTCGACAATCGTTCTACGTTTTGTATCACCAGATTAGGCACAAGTAGTAACAGACTGTTTACCGGCCATTTCAAAAGCTTTAACAGCTTCAGAAGATAGTCTCATGGTCATTCCACCATCGTCTGAAATCAGCCCGCGGCAACGAATCATCTCGTCCACGAATCCAGCCCCGTTTATTGCTGGGGGAGAGAACGCCTCCCACGTCCGACGATTTGACGGAGACTGTCTAAGCATGACTGATGCGAAGTCTGGGTCGGTGGACGTTTTGATTAGACGACGTATCAAAGTCTTGAGCTGCTCGTAAGTGGCTTTGTTGTGAATACGGCACATTTCTGACAGTCTTAGAGCCGGGGCGTCGTAGGCATCTCGTAGTATTTTCACGAATGCTTCTACATGATCTCCGGTTACGTGAACCATTTCAAGATCGGAATCTTTTGTGGAAAAAGTAGTGGCCGCGATTGCTGCTGCGCCTTTACGCAAACGAATATGCGTTGACCCGGATTGAACAAGTCCTAGCCCCGGATGTACATATTCAGCATTTACCTCTTTCGTATATTTAGATACGGCGTCACGCGCGCTCTTGTGAAAGTTTACGTTGTTGTGCCTTCTACTCCATGCCCACATCAATTTTGCCCGAAGGCTGTCTCTGCTGATCTTCGGCTTAGAACGTATCGGAAGTGACGCTTGTATGATGGCATCGTCAGACACGTCAGACAAAACCCCAACTACCATGTCCCATCTAGCAACGTCCTCTGATGCGGGCACAAGTTCTTTAAGGACTTCTACACCGAATGGGTAATCGAGCATGGTCTTGCCCGATGGCGGATTTTGAATCCATATCTTTCTAACTCTTGCCATTGCGCGGTGGGTTATCCCCGCTTGTGTGAATTCTGCGACCCCTTCGCGTCTTGGCCTTGTCATGGTTGAGAATACTGATGGATGTGTTTTCTCGTCCATGATTACGATTTCGCCGTCTCGGAGCGCCCATACGCCGATGCTTAGGTCGAATCCGCCTGAGTGACGCACAGTCCCGCCTATCAGGCCGGCTACTGTACATCGTTTGCCAGATACCACTTCCCCGGCTCCATACGTATTGACCATGCCCTCTACACAAGCGCCTTTTCCGCATGTAGTTTCTCCTACAATCAGAACATCCATGAATCCATTCTGAAGCTTTCCACCCACGGGTATTTCCAAAATTGAGTGGAATGCTATGTCGGATATAACGTGCAGCAGTTGTCGGCCGGCAACTCGGGTGTAATAAGTACCAAGTTGCTCCGCAAGCCAATACATGGATTCATAGGGATGCTTACCGTGAAATAGATCCCGAAGATCGGACGCAAGATACCCGGGAATTGAGTATCCGTCCCAAGCCCTCACTCCAGAAGATGTTTCCGTAACAACAGTTACTGCTCTCTGCGTCTCTGGGTGTGGTCTTGTATATCCTTTGAACTTAGATGTAATCCCAGCCATTAAATAGTGCCCAGAGTATATTGCATCTCTCGTTACATGTTCCGTCGTAACATCTCGGCCGGGACGATGCGCACCAGGTATTAGCTTGATTGGCAACGCTGGGTGTGTGTCTATGATCGAAACACCATACCGACATGCTTGCGGAATACCAGCATGTAAAGCAACGCGCTTGCGGACAGCAACGTCTTTCTGGTCTATGCAGTCTACGTAAGCGTCGTCGGTAAGCAGAATCTCGTATACCCCATTCAGGTCTCTTTGACTGTTGGGGCAACGGCCACATTCGTCTCCCTTATCTCCCCGACACGCTACCCGAAATTTTCGCGGGACTAAAAATGGCTGCATCGCCACACTGGCTACCTGTCCGATAAATGTCAGATTCGTTCGAACAGCTTCGGGGCGCACAATATTGGATAGTGCGACCTCGTCGGATTGTGGCTGTTGCTGTGTAGCTACGTTTTGATCTTCTTCTGCTGGCAACTGAATTGAAAAACATGGGGGTACTGACCAGTCCAACGATTCAAGGGCCTTGGGAAGAGCATCAGACCCAGCTTCGAATAACCAATCTGTTAGATCTTTGTGCGGATTTGGAACAGGTAGGACTTGGAATTTCGATACGCCAGATTGCTTTATGTTTGCAACAACAGCTGCCGACGCCTTCCTACCAGCTTCGTCATTATCAAGACATATGGTCAAAGCCTTACCAACAAGCTTGTTTCCAAACGATGGATCTTTTGTGAAAGCTCCAACCCCTCCAACAATCGTTACAGCTCCGGCCCCAGCCGAAAGTGCACGAAGTGTATCACCCTCTCCCTCGCACAAAAGTATGTCATTTCGTTTTCCAAGCGTAGATTCAGGCCATACTGCGCCGTAGGACTGCTTCCCGTAAATGTCGCTGTCATATGGAAGGTATTTCGGTGCGTGTGGTCTCGTATCTTTCCTCAACGCATCCCACCGGCGCATATCACAATAAAATCCGAACGGCCCGTCAATAGGCACAGTTATGCGCCCGCCGTCGTCTACGCCTATTTTGTGAGCAACTATTACATCCTTGGATATTCCACGCTTAGTGAGCAGGTGATCAAGATATTCGACATAGGCGGGGTCGTTTATCAGTTTCTCGTGTCTAGCTGTTACAACCGAATCTGGGACTACTTGGTGAAATACGCGGTGGCAAATATGCTCCATCAACCGTTCTTTATTTCTTTTGAACATCCTGCCCAACAACGAAACTATATCCGTTCCGCCAACTCCACAAACAAAACAATGATATTTGTGACTCGTTACATCTACCGACAAGGACGGGTTGTTATCTCCATTCTTGTGTGCGCCCCTGTTGAAGCACCTTACTTTAATGGACTGGCCATCTTTGTTAACAGCCACGTCCATTTTTAGGAGTATCTCGTCCGCTGGCAGAGTTGCCAGTTTTTCGGCCAGTCGATTGTCAGTCATTTGATTCTCTCGCACGTGTTCCCACAATCAACCACGTTATTGCGCCGAAGTCAATGTGCTTTCTGCAAGACGCCTATACAACTCGTCTTCAGCATCTTTTTTCGTCTTGCCGGTTTCACCTGCAATCTTCTCGGATCCCAAATAAACGAACTTAGCTCGATAGATCGGTTTAGGGCTGTAGGAATCCGTCTCCGATTCCCAGCGAGCCAGGGTGCCCTGACTTACATCCATCTTCACAGCCATTGCCGTTTGGGAGTATCCAAGCAGCGTTCTAATGCCGCGAATATCCTTCGAAGATAGTGGGTACGCGTCGTCATACTTGTCCAGGCGCTTCTTCGCAGAATGCTCCCTGGCTTCTACAGCCTGCTTCAGACGCACGATATTCTCCGGGCTGACTCGGAACCCCTCTGGATCTCTTAGAATCGCTTCTATGACGTTCATATTCGTTTTGGGAGAAGCTGTACCGGCCTCCACCCTTTGGATTATAGCCGATGATACTAGCGTCATATTAGCCACGTCCACCTGAGTCAGATTAGCTGCAAGGCGAATGTCCTTAACGATCCCACTATTATTACTTATGTTGTTATTAACTTCCATTTTAGCACTTCCTTTCGCCTATTAGGGTTTTTGGGCCTGTTTTAACACGGCAGCGAAAATTCGTCTGAAATCTTTTTGGCTCTTTCGTAATAATAGTGGCTAGAAGCAGCTTCTTATGACCGACTATTAGGCTTTTTTGATCTCTTCGGGAGCGTGTAGAAAAAAACGGGAAAAGAGATGTTTGATTATACGTAATAATATCCACCTCCTTTACTCTGTGCATCCAGTTTCGTTATTACAGAACCACATTAACAATCTCTTCTCTCACTATTCATCTTTTTTTCTTCTTCTCTTATATCTTCTACAGGGGACTTAAACAGCTAATAGTCACAATACCGAATGGATTCGTTGGAATAGGCGTCACGGGTATAATAGAGTCGGCAATCTTACGTCGGCGAGATAACAACATACTCCTAGATAGTTTAAGTAAGCCTAATAGCAACTTATAAGACTATTAGGCTCAGAAAGATGTGTTATTAGAAAGAGTATTACCAATAAAAATCTTTTTTGGTTTTTTCTTCTTGTGTCTCGGGAGCCGAGGAAAAATTTCAGATGTTATATATTATGAAATCACGGATGCTGCCGCCAAGAACAGCAATTATGGAAAAAACGGGAATAGTGGTATTCAACGCCGACGAAGGTGCTACTACGCGGCTTGAAAGCCGCTCGTACAAAAAGTCAGAAAGCGCGACTGCCGGACCTTGCAACGCTGGTGCAGTAACCCAGGCTCCTCGATTTATAGCATTCCCACGAACCGTCTTTGCACGCGCATCTACTTGATGCGCGCCGTCGTGAGTGGAATACTATACGCGATAAAGATCCGCACGCGGATATTACATTCCCGCCAATTGTCGAATTTAGATATACTGCGATTGTCCTATCGTGTAACTGATCGTTAATGATGGCTCGACTTTTGGTAATATTATTCACGCGTAATCCGGGATGTCATAATCTATTTGCGGGTCACAGTCTTTCGAGAATGTATTTTGACCACGACACGGATTGCGGACAGTGTTCACCAGATTCTCGTTTGTGGCGACTAACTCGATATCCCACGAACAGGAGTTGCCAGTAAAAACAAGCCCACAAGAAGATTCCATTACCTCGTCAGATCTTGACGACAGCCGAAAAGAGTCTCATCTGATAAAAACAAATCGTTCATTATCACACGACGACACATCGGCAAGTTCATCAGTAATACATCCTATCTATTCTTTCATAACAAATTCAACAACCCGCAGATCTTCAACATCAAACGCAAATTCGGGCTCGATAAGACTAGGATCTTCGCTTATTACTGTCTTCACATACTGTATATACCCCTCGGCCCCCATGTTAAAACCCTTCTTGGATTTATATGCAAAGATAAACAGATTCTGGTAGTAGTTGCCATCTTTTCCAGGTACGAACGTTCCAAACTTTATCGGTTTGCAATCATGACAGGTTTCTGCCAATAGCCTGTCGCACTCGTCGGCGATAGCGTAAAGTTTCATTTAAATTTTCCACCTGTTCTTGCACGAATTCACACAAACGCTCGTTGAAATATTGTTACGCTTATTATACCTGCTAAACTGCGCAGAAAACGACATCGTGTTGCACACGCCGTTAAAGTTTTTTCCACCCCCACTCGTGACAATGTCCGCGGGTAGCCGCGAACAGGGTCGGCTATATTCGATGGGATGCCATCACAGCAAATAAGGCCGATTACCTTAAGCGGGTGATTCATACGTATAGGAAATCCTTTATCGAACACGTCGAGTTATTATAGCCTAATCCCCGCTTCAAGTGCCTACCACGAACATAGTTGGCTTTTAAAGTCAGAGAACCGTATACCAGCACAGACCCGCACTGAGAAAAGTATCGTGCAGACTTAGCCGAGGATGCGGAAGCGACAAAACGACTTTTTGCGTCGCTCAAATTGCCAAGCGTTACCGCAGGTTTACCTTCGTGTGTTGTGTTCACAACTTACAGTCGTCCTCGCAGCACAAAGATTTGTAAAATCTGTTGCAATTCTCGATAGCAGATACTGCGCTCGATGCGTTGCCATAACTGTGCCACGTCACACTTCTGCATAGCCCTACGTATGCATAAGTCATGCCCGATCTTGATGCCATTAGTCGAGTATCATCCGCTGGCAGAAGGTGATAATTTATTGCTGTTCGAACTTTGAGTTGGTAATTCACCGCTGGTTATCTTTCCCCTAGCAGATAGACTTTCGAAGTCCCCATCTTGTGCTACTCTTACTAGATGAGAGATCGTTACAAAACGACAAAGACGAATTAATCCAGATTCCGCGAATTCTAGATGTCCGGTAAACAAACTCGCTGTGGCGAGAAACGTGTAACCCAATTTTGGTTTGGATCTTAACTGCGTGTTTCATTTGTAGTCACAGGTCATCTTCGTGGCGCCACCCGATGAACGTAGGAAATCGGGGAAGTTCTTTTAAACCAGATGGTTGAAAGCGGAATTTAACTAACCTACCTATGTATTTTCGTTGGTGCAGCCAGATGTCTTTTCTTTGTGCATCGTCGAATCCCGAGCCTACGCGAAACATGACTTCGTCAGATCCCCAAGCCACAACAAGGGCTCCCAGCACGCCTGTTGGAATCATATTGGCTTTATGTGACGATCGTTCTGTCCGACCAAATGCATCCTTAGTCGCATCATTCGCGTTGTGCATTTTTTCTTCGAATCCAACTACTTTGGCCTCAGAGTCCTCAAATCTCTTTAGCTTCATTAGAAATCCTTCTTTGGTTGTACTACGCCCGCATTTATAAGGTCCGTCTGGGGACCGGATCATAATCCCCTCGAATCCATCGGCTAAAGCTCTACTTTCGTATTCTAGCAACGCGCCGTAATCAACAACCTTAGTCGGAAGAAGTTTAGCGCCCCATTTTGGCACATCAAGTTTTGACAGCCGCCTCATTCTGTCCGAATACGGCTCGGACAAATTTCCTCTTTCGACGTAATCGAAAATTAAGTACCGAAAATCCGGCTCGCCGTCTATGCTCATTATGCCACTACTGGTATCGTTGAATGCGGCTCCATCAACAATCAACTCTCCATCAATACCGCTGGGCAATGAGCTACGTTCGATCAGCGATCTCACATAGTTGTTCGGGACGGACTTAAATTTTCGAGTCACTGCTCTTCCATCAATCTTTAGACATCTTATACCGTCTACTTTATGGGTCACTAAGACGGGGTATCGAATAGCAGATATATCAGCCTTACCCGCCAACATCGGTTTACTTATAGCCATCTGTTCTTGTTCCTAGATTTCAGAGTATTTGCTTTTACATGTTGATATAGGACTATCTGCGTAGATATGCTTAAATACGTCGCTCCACGGAGTATAAAATGGTCTATTTATTCTTTTAGCCCCCATTGATCCCGCCAATCCGTGGATTAAAGAGTAACGGTAGCTGGCACATCTCGAATCGTAGGCCGACTCGGGCCGCACAATACGACGAAGTTTCAAAGTGTTATCCCGCGCAAAACCTTGTCGTAGGCATATCTGCGCCACAATATCCAGGCATGCGCAACACTTCTCGTTCGTATCAAGAAGCCCGATCGTATAAACGCATCCTCTTGTTCTTGTCCCGTTAGTACGTCAAGAGCGCACATAGAACTAGACAACGCGTCTACTACACTAGCAACGATAGAACACATCGCGTTGTGCAACGATTCAGAATTATCTAACTGCCAAAGGCTACACCACAAGGACAGAAATCCCGATATCCCACCTCTCTCCCAGTCCGCACCATAGTCATCTAGCGTTCTAAACGCATGCTCATTATCTATTGAGAATAATAAGCCAGATGGTGTTTTAATTACGTTATGGTGCAATGAACGATCGCAGTAACCGCCGAGTAGGTAGTCCAAAATAGCGATCTTTGCGCCATCGCTGCTTGTGGCATCTTGAATCGAACACCCATCTGTCCCATCAACATACGTACGTTCTACCCTATCGCCTACTAACCTCGTGAGTGGAACCACACGTAGGTTTAATCGGATACTCCAATCGTATGTAGCGATTAGCCTATTTAGATAACGACTTGGCCCAGAAATCGTAATAACACCATTTTCCAGCGTCTTACTAAGTTGGCCTCCAGAATTAATTTTTAAGGGTGGCATTCGAATGCCATCCTGTTCTCTCCACAACTACGGTCTCTAACTTTACCTAGTGGAGTTATTTCCGAAAATCCTGATGCTATAATAGCATTTATCGCAGCATATTCTGTCGGATAGTAGCCCAGTCCCCAAGACGATGTAGAAATTGGGGGTGGTAGCTCCTCCGGCACAATGTCTAATTTAGCTGGCGCATGTTCATCCCACAACTCCCACTCAATCCACAAAGTATGTTTGGTTACCGAACGCAGTAGCCTAAGAAACTCTAACGGCCGTCGTTGATGGTGAATAACCGATAGGGCTAGTACATAGTCGTGCGGAAATACGGCTATCGAACTATCGAATCTTCCGGGAATAATCGAAAATGGTTTTTCGGACGTGTACCTGAGCTGGTAATTAAGTATATTATCTGCCCACGAACAACAATCGACGGCCTCGTCAATTCCAGTTACTAGATCCGCCCCGTGGTACAAGGCTTCTAACAAATAAGCTCCGGTCGAACATCCGATATCCAATAAAGTCTTCCCGATCAGATTTTTTGGAATACCAAGCCGGCCCCATATTTTTAGCGTATCGTGAGTCCCAGGCAAAATAGTGTTATCATCTATTCTTATGGTCTGGTATTTGTTCGGTCGTTGGTCCAACAACGAATTAAGAAGCATACAGTATCCCTTTCTTATTGAGCTGGCGATTGGAATCGAACCAATATCTGGTCGCCTACAATGCGTCCGCTCTACCGTTGAGCTACACCAGCAAGACTATGAAACCATATTTCCTATTCGGCAGACACTATGATAACTGTGACGAGAACAACTATCGCACGACGAGTCGCCAGAAATAAACCCAAATCTAACGCTAGATCGATCAATATGGCTTTTTCCTACGCGACTATACGTGCTACATCCGTGTTTACCACCCGCTAATACGCTTTTAGCCTTTGTATGCGAACCCATAGAACGATAGTAACCGGCTTTAAATCGACTAAACTGGTTCATCGCTTATATGCTGTGACTCAATTTGTTACACACGGAAAGCCTTTTATGTGCCACGCGACTAGCAATTCTTTTTATTTGCTTTTTGATAACAGACACGCTCGCAAATACCTGAGAGCACACGCTCGTATCCCAGCCACCCAACGTATCCGGGCGAGGTCGAAACAAAGCGGCGGATTTTTGGGCCGTTATCACGATTGTCGATTCCTATATTGTTGATAAGCCGTTACGGTAGGCGGAGTATTCAACGATTCCCACCGCATGCACAAACCAACATTCTTGAAACAGTCTGTAAATAGTCGATGGTCTCGAATTTTCAACCCAACAAACATGTTGGCGTATGTATTGCCACTCACCCGATCTCCAGTAATAGGACGAATAAAGCTAACACGACCACGTATGAAGCACACAAGATCAGCAACAGCGATAAATTCTTGCCACCATCCTTGCTCCCAACGAGCAGCCGATAGCAACAGTATAATTTCTTTGTTGTCTTGTTGGCTCTCTAAAACAGCTTTCTGAACCCAGTTTTTCATTGCCTTACCGTAGGGCGGGTTCTCGAAACATCTATCCGGCCATACAAGTCCAAGGGCGTTATCGTCGGGCGTCCAAAAATCTTCAGCGTCTGTTGGATTATCCGGAGTCGTGCATACGTCAAACGGAATTCGTCCGCCGAAGTAGTTTCTAACGGGCTCCAGTAATTCTGGGGGAGTTTGCCAGCCTAGAAACATGTCTAGTCGATCTTTTACATTGCCGATAAATCCCGTAGGCGCTTTATGATCGATCATCGTCCACCTTTTTTAGTTCTCGCATAGCACACAAAAGCCGAAGTAAGCGAGCTAGATCCTCTGTTTATTACATACGATAGCGCTTTATTGTCGTTGTTGAACCCAGACTTATTTCTTTCTTGGTCATCGGTCTACTATATTCGATAGATACCGATGAGATGCTGTTGGAATCATAATCGCAATCCACCCTAATTGTGGCATCGTTAAAACCGGCTCCGAGCCTATCTACCAATTCTTTTACTAGTTGTCCATCGTGTAACCCTATGCTATCCCACACAATAAAATTTTCGGGTTTAGCTGGTTTACCGGGATCATAACGCATTTTAAATTTTTTCATCGGACCTCTCTTGTTGGGTGTGTAATCACAAATCGTGGGTTATCGACCCCGACAACGAATTCAGCGTCGGCTCTGGCCCCGACCCGGTTACCGACATCGACCCCGCAAACGACGCTGGTTCCGATACTGACAACGACTCTGATAATGACTCTGACGACAACATCGACATCGATTCCGACCACGATACCGCACACTCCGGAAACGACTTTGACCCCACTAACGACCCCGACAAGCGGATATTATTAGTTAGTTTGATCATCTACGTTCTTTCGATTCCTACCAATAAACACAAATCGACGACTAATTCGAAAGTTTGAAACATCGGCTAAACCCAAGTCTAGAAAAATCTTTTGTTCCACATACAGAACCGATATCGAGTTTCTGTACTTCAGTAGAACAACTTGACGCATAGAAACGACTGATTAGACCAAATGAGCCCCACGAATGTCGACCAGTTAACACAGACACAGTTCTCGACTTAGCGCGGGACGAAATTGTGTCCATTTTGTAAAGTAAACTAAGATGTCCTATTCGCATAGTGTATCTAACAAGCTGACCGAATATTTGCTGCCGACAGTTGGCCGATCGTACAAACAGTCAGTTTGAAGGCCCCAGAACATTCCGCGTTGCATCGACATCTCGTTTAAAAGTGCTAATCTCGATAACAAACAGAGTAAGATCGAATAATATAGCTGCCCGAACAGCTTTTTACGTACAAATTGGTTCTGCTGAGTTGACGATTGCGGTCATCTATAAACGAAACTTGTTATTTTTTGTGCCGCCCGACAGATGACGCATCAATTAAGCAATCGTAAGGACGCCAATTGCAACATCCTTTAATTTGGGTCAGCATTGCAAAAAGTATAAAGGGCTTTTTCGATACACGCTTCTAGATCTAATCTCATTGTCTTAGGACACGTCATCGAGAATTTCGGATCTCCGACAGCATCTGGGCTATCCCAAATTTCTACTGTATTTGACAGCGTACTGGTCCATGCGCGAATACGATGTCCATTTCTAGACTCATCAACTAGATAGGATTTTTTCTTTGCCATGTTTTATAGGCCGGGCAGGACTTGAACCTGCACCCAGTTATGGACGAGTTCCTAAAACTCGCGTGTCTGCCGTTTCACCACCGGCCCATATTCGATTACACCAGCGCGTTCTTACGGGGACGGCCACGACCTCGCGGAAGCTTGATGAACTTTCGGGATTTGAAAGTATCTACGCTTACGACACGGGTCTTGTTCTTTTTGGATCCGCTGGTGACGAGTAGTTCAACCGATGCTGGTTCGCCACTCAGACCCCCGTAAACATATGTCACGACCAGCTTAGTCCCACGATTCCGTCGGTCGTTATCCACAACTTTCTGTCCAAAAACAGGATTCTCGTCTGTTTGCTTCTTTCCACTCTGCATTCTATTTCCTTTCCTTTTTTCTGTTGCGCAACACCTGGTACAGACGAGTGGGTTCGAACCACTGACTTCGGCTCTACTGCCGGCGTTTTTCACCTAAACTACATCTGTGATGCTGTGAATAGTTGGGTATGTAAGGGGGCTAATCACAGCATTTTGCGCACTAAAACGGGACCTCGTCTCCGACAGAAACGGTCACGTGACTGTCGATTGTATCCATTTCTCCAGCCTCTTCCGGATCCAGCTTCCGAACGAAGTTGAAGAACACTGGGATCTTCCCCTTCTTATTCGGACGTTCGCCGGCTACGAGTTTGAACTCTACGCAGGGCAATGGACCGTAAGTCTCTCGATACTGAGACACGTGCGAACCAGGCCCAAGTATTTCTTGCAACTTGGTAAGCTTCGTGCTCACTTCGTTTGGAAGTCCAAACGTTTCAACTCGGCCTCGATACAGTGCCAGGTCCTCGTCATCGCCATTCACATTTTTTTTCGCCTTCGGGCCCGAGTCAAGCGCTTGAAACAGTCGATAGGTCCGACCCACGTATTGGTTCTGATGGGAGTCGGCAAGGATCTCAATCAAAAACGAGAAACTCGGAACAGCCCTACCATCCCGTTCGAACGTTCGAGGCTCGCTTACACCAGAGATCATCCCTTGATATAAGCCAGCTGGTATTTCTTCGAACCCGCCTCCAGTTGACGGTTTAGTATTTTCGAGTTGGGCTTCAAGTTGACTAAGCATATCCATTGCGTTTACGGTTTCAGCCATTGGTGACGACCACCCCTTCTTCTTTCGGTTGCGGAGCGCTAACTACAGCGTCCTTTTCTTTTGGAACAAAACACTCCTGGAACACACGTTGAACAATGGGCCATCCGGGTTGAATCGGCGTTCCTGGCGTCGCCGTTGGAATTTCAATACACCGTGGAACGTTTGCAGTTTCGAGATATCTTCCGTCGAGTTCGATATCATCTCTTCCTCGGAACCACAAAAGTCTTTTGGACTTTCCAGTCGCTGGATTAGTCACCTTTTCGTAGTACACCTTGGCATGGCACTCCTCATCCAACCATGTCGCAGCAGCTTTGGGCGCTTCTATTCGTTTGACAGTGATCATTTTGCCACCAATATCTTCTTCTGTAGTTTTGGTATGGCATATCATTACGACCTGCTTACCAAGAGCCTTCAGTTTTTGCATACCATGAAAGAATACGGCTTCTACAGTATCCCATCCCTTGCCATAACCAGCTTCGGACGGATGTTTAATCTTCAGCTGCTCACAAGCAGCAACTCTAGCTAGCTTGGCCAGTTTTCCAAAGGTGTCAATAACGATTCGGTGAATATCGCTTCGAACAGCAAGTTCGTCCAACGCCGCAATAAACGTGGCCCAGTCATTGATCGGAACTGCCAGTACTCCGGGAATGCTTAGATAACCTTCTTCGGTGGCGAGTAAAACCGTGGTTTTGTCGGGATCGTTACAGGCCAGAGTGCTCTTTCCTATTTTGGGCTGTCCCGTAATTACAATAAGAACCCTGTAAGGATCTCGACCAATCGCAATTGCTTTACGCGGAATCAACGTCATAAACATATCCTTTCAAAAACACCTAACCACGCTTACTTCTCAAAACAAATCCTGACGGGACTTCTCCATCCCCGGACCATGGGCAGGTTAAACAGATTCGGTAAAATTCGCACGTCCCGTATTTGTGATCACATCCAGACTCCCACTGAGTCCATATACCCGATTCGTCTCTTTTGTGAATTTCCTCTAGCGTTTCCGCGGTACTGGCTGCGCACCTGCTTATGTCTCCGCGATCAAGTATAACATCAAAGTGGTGGATGGCGCCAGCCCCATTTTTCTCGTAATCGTCAGACACCCGTTTAACAAACTCTTCCCTTGACTCTGCCTTCTTCTGTCGTAGACCACACTTCTTTCCGACAGTGTAGATGACCCCCGATATCGGATATCCCGATTGTTGCAATGCGTGTGCATAGCGAAGAACTTGCGCGTCTTTCGGAACAATTTCGATGAAGTTGTCGGGAACAGAACTCAGTGCTTTGTGTTCAACTAACCACGTACGTCCACTATGACTTACAACAGCATCTACCCGGCCCCATATTTTCGTCGATCCGACTTCGGCTTCGAAGTCTTTTTCCACGGCTACGAAGTCCCAGTGTTGGCATCGTTCCATCATTAAGTCGGCGTGTGCGTAGGCCAATCCTCTAGCGTGGGTCAGAACCAGAGCACGCATTTCTTCCCCGATAGGCTTAGACTCTGCGTATCCTTGTATCACATCGGCGATTCCGTTTCCGAGAATTTCAGAAATATCCCCGTTTTTCCGCTCTTCCCATACTTTTCCGACGAATTCCATCGCAGCATGATAAGCAGATCCTATGTGAAAGTAAAGCGCATCTTGTTCAGATGCAATACCGCGGCCACCGGCTCTGTTGGCAAACCAATATCTTTTTGGGCAACGGCGAAACGCCTCAATTCCGCTGTGCGTTAATCCTGATTTACGATCGCTCATTTGCCGTAACTCCTATTACAATTACTTGTAACGTGACCCGTAATACTGGAACCAATATACAAGGATACCGATTCTGCTCGCTTAGAATATCGCCCGTTTGTAAGTGACCCCGTTCTCGCTCGGTACAAACTACCGCACCAACTTCTTCGGTAACAACGAGAATCAAGTGATGAAAGGAATGAAGTAGCGCAGACATCCCGCCAGACGATATGGTTTCTACTAAGTAACATTATTCGTGGGGGAGTAGCGATGGGGGATATCCTATCTGAGCCTTGAGATAGAATAAGGAAAAGTTCTGCGCATTCGACCAAACTAGACTATTTCTACGATCACCAAAACCGATTTTCGATGTAAAAAGCACCCCGCGTTTTGACGAACACATACGCAGCTGGAAAACGTCGTATATCGACAAGGAACTAAGCAGAATCGTGAGAGACGTTTTCATACTTTCTTACAACTGCTGTTGACTCTATTGTTGCATCTACTGGTCATGTGTCGGTTATCGTGGGTAACGATAATGCCGGCTGATATCCTAGATGGCTTACAAGATCCCATAATCGATCCGGCGGGGTAAGGCCATCTTCTGGACCTAGTGTAACTACTACTAAAAAATTTGCTGACAATAGCGCTGTTTGTAGAACTTTGGTAGTTAGAATAACGCATCGAGCAATTTCTGGCAACAACTCTCATATGCGGATATTTCTGCTGTATCGTCGGCCGCTCGACCGACCAGAGAAATATTTGTCATTGCACGAGCTATTATACGATACACACGGATAGCTTTTCTCCCTATAGTTTATCTTGCTAGCGAGAATCGGAAAACTTAGGCACGAACATCTGCTAAGATCTACTCCTTCGAATCTGATTATCGAATAGTTCAACTGTAGCATCTAATCTTGCTAATCTGAGCCCCGCTTGTTCGGCTAGTCCACCAGCGGACCTGGGTATAACCAACGACAAAAGATGCTATATGCTTACCTACGCTTTTGTGGTTACTCCGGCTCGAAGAATAACCAGAAGAAAGACTTAGTTGGCACCCGTAAAAGTTAAGAAGTGGGTAACTAGCTTTTATCACGGATAATTGCTCGACTTGTTAATCACTCAGGAAACCGGATATATCAAACGCTGATACACAGACTTCCCAAAAAGGATGTTCTGTCGCCGTAAGAATCGCAACTATTACAGCGAGACCCAGTCCAACCGGACCTGTCGATAAGACTTATTCTTCGATTGTTTATCTTGCTTATAGGCCCAAAAACGTCCGTATATAGCGTTGAGACCCGAGCGAAGTTGTCCATTTTACTGTCGCGCACGGAACCACACCAGCTCTTTGTTCCGTAACTGTCAAATCTATAATGCTTAATCAAGATGTTTCTCGAAGAGACCCGACGTAGTCTCTCAACGCATCCATAAAATCTCGTTGCTGAATCAGCGCGTCTCTTACCCTTGGCTCTAGTGTATTTCGCATTAACAAGTCGATTACTAACACCGATCTAGTTTGAGGCGGCCTTTCCAGCCTGCGAACAGCCTGGTATTTCTGTAGAGCTGTCTGTGGCTGCGAGTGAAATATGCAGTATCGCGACTCCGTCGCATGCCAACCGGCAGATTTACTACCCTGGCATACCAATACAGACCCAGGAATCTTAGCCCACTTAGCTAGCGTAGTCTCCATGTTGTCTTTCATCCCGCCATAGGCCATAACCACAGACCGAGATGTTTCTCTTGCAAGAGTTTCGGCTACGCCCTCGGTTTCGGGCCGGAACCACGTAAAAACGACAACGCGTTCGCGTTCGTCAAGACGTTTTAACCAGTCCACCAAATAAGACGTTTTATTGTTCTTCGAAAATACGTCAAATTTTTGCCCCGCGGTCAGCTGACAAAGTCGAAGATAGCGTTCGCCGCCTCCGCCGAGTTCGTAGCCGTCTAAGGACCAATTTTTGATCGCCTCGGCGTAGGAAATCTTCTGAGCATCGTCCATATCAACAAACACAGACTCGTACACAGCCGCCGGCACACCAAGACTTGGCCTAACGTCTTCGTCTCTAACCACACTACAGATGTCGCCTATTAGTTTACCAACTTCCTCTTCGGCATTATGCCTCGGCAACCAACCAAATCCAGCTGGATGCGGGTACATAAAACGATTTCGAAATGCGCTGAACGTATGTCCGAGTCTCTCCCCCCCGTCCAGAAACTTGATCAAAGCGTAAACATCGTCCAATTTCCGTCTAGCTGGCCACGGACTTAAGATGACTCTGTGTTCCGCGCTATGCAAATATAGAAGCACTGCTTGGGTTATTTTGGCGTTGGGAGAGGACACTTTCCAAGCCTCGTCCAAGATTACGGTCTTGAATTTTCGATTCCGGCATTCTGCCCGAATACCGCGGAATGATTCGTAATTCATCACGCACAGCCCGCTGGCCAATTTAACGCCATCTATGCGAATCTTTTGGGATTTGCCTCCAACATCTATAACGTTTAATCCTGGTATCCATTTCGCGGCTTCTTCTGCCCAGACGTGCAGCTGTTCTTTAACCGACAGGACCAGACACGGAAACGGAGAATCCCACTTCTTTAGTAATTCAAACGATGTGCGGCCCTTACCAGCCCCAGGACTGTGAAATATTCCAACAAACCCATTCTTCACCCCAACATCTATAGCGCGTTGTTGGTGATTCCACAGCATCGGTGTTTCGAGCGGAGTATTCAAAGCATGACCCAGGAGCTGAGTTTTCCGATGTGCGAGATGTAAAACATTCGCGAGTTGGTGACGATATAGCTTCCAACAAATGGCCTATCGCTACCAGATCCGGAATGGTAGGGCGTTTGCCCACTCGATTGTAATATCGTGCGCACACGACACAAAATGACGTTTACCGCTGTGGCTCCTAATTGTACTGGCCCAACCACACCACGTTTGTCGAGACCTGGCCACACTATAATTTTTCGCCCCGCAATTGGAATGCAGCTTAGAAAATAGAACCTCTGGCATTGTGTGATGACTTATAACCGACCTAGCTTTAATGGCGAGCATCTAGTAGCATCCTAGATAGAGGATGTCGTGGACTTCGGACTTGCTGGAAGACTTGAATCGATTTTGTAAGTTGTCGCCGCTTCTGGTACCAGAGTAACTTGGTTGAATCGAACTCAGGCTCTTCTTCTGTACCCCCATCACAGAAACGAGTCGGTCGTAGATTACGCCGCTCACTGAATACCATCCGACGGCTTTAACAGATAAATGCGGCAACCGCATAGAGCCTCAAATCGACGATTAGCAATAGCATCCCAAACGTATAATATCGTGTCTTTCCGATGAACAAGACGACCGAAAACGATGCTTCATTTTTATATCATCTATGCTACCGGCGCAGAAACAATATCTTTTGGTGTTCGACCGCGACATGAAACAATGCACGTTAATTCTGGAATGCAAATAAGTATTTAGGGGGCCTGACCGCGCGTGGTATCCAAGTAATCTGGCGCTCGACTGAACTATTTTCATAAGAATTTTGAATCGCTACTCGCTTACATGCCTAACAGCAAAAATTCGCGGTAATTCGCGCATGACGAACTAAAAACTCCTGGTGTCTTACTCGATTTGACAACGCTTCCGCATTGCGTTTTTCTAGTCGTGGATCCTATCCGAGAAGTATAATTAGTAAAAGGAAAGTCTCCGACCCCCGAGCACAAATTGTAGTAGATATTCCCCGCTATGTGATAATGCCCCAGCACCCTCATAACCTTAAACAGATCTTTCACAGCTGAATATTCGATTCAACAATTAGGAACAACAACGTTTCTAAGTTGCGCCTGTTTGATTAAACGGGCCTCCAAACTCGTAATTTCGCGTAACAATCTTACGATCTGCTCATCTTTTGCTCTCAGTCCGTCGATCATGGCATTATATCTAGCTGTCATAAGAATTCTATATCCCCCTAGTCCAAGCCCGCGTTCTTGCTGCGCGTGCAGTCTCGCGAGAACTTTACCTATCTGAAACTTTGTATCGATATCTATCCAGCGAAATTTCATCGCTCGAATCAATATTTTTACCCACGGCAGAAAATCCGCCTCGGACAATTCTCCCTTTACAAAATCATCGGCGTGTTTTACGGCCTCGGCTACGCGTAAATCATCAGACAACACTATCTGTAAGTCCTGTCTCTTCGATAAGTACAAATAGATGTCTCTAGCTGCACCCAAGGTGCCGATGCCTGACAACAGAATAGTTGCGTTTTCTACGTGTGCGATAGAGACCCGTGCGCACACTAGGGCAGCTAAGTTTGGGGGAAGCCCACGTACGCGGATCCCGCTAGTCTCGCACATAAAACTTATGGTGCTACAAGACATTGCTGTAATGTTCGCATCGGCTTCTGACACTAGATAACTTTCCTACGCGACTAAATTTGAACGTCCTCTCGCATTTGGATCCGCAAGAAAGAACTCTAGATGTAAAATGTCGTGTGTATCTTTTTATATACGGGATTCCTAGTGCCGACATTAAACGAGGAGCTGCGCTGCACGATGACAAACTCGAATCCAACGAATTTACGACAGCTCCTCCGACGTTTAGCTTAAGACAGAACAATGCGTTTGTAACAACAGAACTTAAAGCGACGTATTTATTCACGCACCGCGCTCCGATGACGCATAGTTCGCCAGTCCAAGAGCGTCCATTGCATCTTCGTAAGACGATTTTGTCCCCCTAAGCAATTTCAACACTTCATCGGGGGGTATCCACGAACCCGTATCAAACTTAGCAAGTAAGCGATTGTGAACGACGACCTTCGGTGTATTTCCCTTCCATCTCATTGGAGTAACCATCGAGACAGTATAGCCCTCAGCAAAAAGGAAGCCGTAAATAAATTCTCCGTAAGCCCTATTTTCGATCGCCCCGTGTTTTTTTGCTGACGCAGATCCACGAATGACAGCTTGTTCTATTGTTACAATCACAGGACTGCCGAGATTCTTGATGCCTTGAAACAATTTAATAACCACGGCCTCACGCTGTCCGGCATGTTGGGCTAAATACACAACTTTACGCGAATCGCGCTGCAAGACAGCAATTCCCGTATGCAGACCTGGGTCTATACCGACATAGCTAAGCATCGACACACTCAATAATCCGGCCTATAAAGAGATCGGGCAGTAATTTTGCCGCGTTTCGGGAATGGCCTTGCAAATCCCAATTCCCGAGGTTTCTTTGGTATTTTTGTAACGATGTTGAGACCGTAATCAAACCCAAATATCTCCATTCGCGAACGAACCTCGCAAAGTTTATCAATCGGTTGCATAGAGTCTACGGACCTGAAAAACAGCGGGAAATAACTAGACACAGATAATTCAAGCTTGTTACGCATGTTCGTCGGTACTTTCTTATACGCGCCTATGCTTTCGCGTAATCCACGAAGAGCGAATTCCTTGGCGATGTGTAGCCAACCTTCGTAGTCAATAGGCGGGTACGGGGTCGGAAAACCAAGAGTCGAAACACAGTCTTCTTGTGATTGATTCATGTTCGTCTAACGTCCCCTAGAAATCTTCTCTGATTCCTTTTGTAGCCAACTCCAAGAACGCTTCGGAAATTGCCGCCAAGCCAGTCATGATGATTTTTTCTAGCTGAGCCATAATAGCTCTCTCACGACTAGCAAATACTGTCAAAACACCGCCTGTAGACGCTATTTCTACAACACGGGCATTTTCGTAATTACAGCTAGACTTCTGTCTTACAGACAAAGATATGCATTGCAGGCTGGGGAACAACCTTTTTGACATCATCAGTGCGGCAGCACGCTCTTCTATTTCGTCGGATTTAAGCGTGGGCATGTTATGTCCTGATCTGTTTGAGACCCTGCTTAAACAGTCCGGCAGCTTTGCTACACACGGCCTTTTCTGCCTCTTTACTCCAAATTATCTCTCCCGCCCCTTCTACTCGGATGTCATCTAGTATCGCTAAGATAACGTCCCTAATTCGTTCGATACCAACATTTTCTGGGAGTTTTTGCAAAACATGAGCGAGTCGCATATGCGTAACCCATTCCGACGCAATCGCATCGGCATCTTTTAAAACTTGCAGTTTATTCACATCTAATACTTTTCGTTCTGTCGACATCTCCTTGAAGGCATCGTTCTTATGCTTTGCTATAATACGCTCTCCATTAGATAGAATAGCTTCAAACGGGGGTCGAATTACAATTCCCTCTCGCTTTTTGTCCCCCGCAACTCCAAGTTTTTGCGCTTGAACAGATGGAGCGTCCCGAAGTGTGTTAAGCATGTCTAGGGTAGCATCAACTAGCTTAAAGTCTACAAAGTCCAATCCGAATTTGGTGGCCACGTCATACGCATTCGGAACATCAAGCCAGGTGTGATCTATCTTCACGTCAAAGACGGCAAATCGCATAGCCCCGCCATACGTATGCGACATTCCCTGACACTTGCCTCCATAAGCCTCGCCGTAAATCACTACAGACGTGTGCGGGCCTAGAGATTCAAAGTTCTTGGTTAGCGCCTCTCGGTCAAACAAAGATTCGAAAACAGCTTGTTGTTCGCCCGAGAAAATACGCAGTTTTCCGTCAGTAATCCCGACGTGGGCGGATGTACCGTGTATCTTTTCGAGTGCGTAGACCTGTTTGAACTGAAGAATCTGTTGGAATTTATACAGATTCGGTATTTTCAGGTACCCCATTTTTACCTCCACCAAGCGTAATTCGTTGTTGAACCTGTTTTCCCGCTACACGTAGATCGCATATGAGTCACGACACTTTTACGACAGTATCGAGCAGGAAAACTTTGTAATATTCGATCTGTGGATACGCAAGCCGTAAAACGACCTCTAACTTTTACGGTTAATATTTCTGACATAGGCCTGTACGAACAACAAGATGTATCGGATACAATCAGTTGGCATGACGATATAAGCACCACCTTTCAAATCCTTCTCAGGCGGCCAATTTCTCTGATCAAGTACCAAACAGCTCTTTCGAGATCCTCGATTTCTTTCCTCCGACTATATTGCGCAACACCGCTACAAAAAGAAATGGTCCTGCCGGCACAGACCGAGTCGGATGACCTGCATATGTTGTATGATGACATCAGCATCTCGGATGACAAGTAGATGACCTTATTTCGTCAATAACAGATGTTTGATTAACATAAACACTTTTACGCGACTCGGATCGACGAAAAACTCCCGTTTGCCATATGTCGTCGATGCTTATTGTCCGCCCCACACCGCAATTCCACCCGCTTGCACACATAGAAACTGGCGTGTTATTACAAAACGAGTCCGCACATAAAAAGGTATGATACGACGAGCGCAACATTAGCAGCCTTTATTCGGAGCGAGTTAATACAATTTGTTTTTACCAATTTCTGGAACAAAAGTCGTCCCACATATCTTCCGTAGGGTCATCACGCCCAAACACGCCGAAATTTTTGTTCCGCTTGTTACGAATCTTAGCAGCTTTTCTTGTTGGGTGAACTAGGCCATCGTCGGACTTATACAAAGTAATATCCGGTTTTGCGGTTTTTTCGATATCCACAACCACCTTATTTTTTCGTTTGGTCATTGGCACATCCTTTCACGACACTGCGAGATCACTCGACAGTAAATCTACGGTCATGTCAGCGGTTGTTTCGTAACCTCGTAACCACTTGGCGATCTCAGCTACCATTAGTCCGGCAGCTATTGACGCCGAATAGAACGTGCTCTTCGTCGTGCAACTACCGGCAAAAGCTTCCCCTGGCTCGAAGAAACTGTCTTTGTAGTTACCGTCTCCGTGTTTGCTTGTTAAAACTCGAATCGTTTCAGCGCTCATTCTACCATCGACAAGCAGCTTCAGCAACTCTCCGTTTCGAAGGAAGAATCTCTTCCTTACGTCAATAGAGTCTACACACATAGCTACAACATCGGCTGTCGTTGACCCCATCCCGATTTTTTGGTTGTGTATCTCTACAACCAGCTCAGGATTGATAAGAAGTAGGTCTTCTTTAGTGACATCAACCTTGCTTTTCCCAACTTGATCTGGTCGATATCCTTGGGTTCCTAGATTTTCTTCTCCGACAGTATCAAAATCCCACAGATCGAGTTTGCCAACTCCCACCGTAGCAAGTTGCAAAGCAACCTGTCGCCCTATAGCCCCAACTCCTACTACAGTAACTTCTTGCGCGCGTAACTTCTCTGGCGATAGAATTCCCTCGTATCGGGAGTACCGGTTCATGCCTTGCCATCCTTAAGCTCTTGCTGAAAGAGTTCGTCTTCGACATCTTCGTATGACATGTCTTCTGGATTGGCCCACCAATCGGCACTACCATCTTCCCACAAATCCTCCGCCGTAAAAATGCCCGCGTCTTCGTAAGCATCTCTCACGTTAGCTGATTTAGTGACACAAGTAGTCGGCTTTACAATGACTGGTGGCACATAAACAGATATCGATTGTGCGTAATGGCTCTTCCATTCAACTTCATCTGTAGCATCAAACGGAACTGTCCAGTCGATACCAACTCCAAGTTGGATGTCGAGTTTTTGTGGTGTTTTCAATCGAAGGCAGGCTGTCGTGGCGCCCGATTTCGCAAGAATGAACATAACTGACCAATTACAGGTTCCGTAGTTGGTCATAAACGTATTCTCGTCAGTTCCAGATGGGGTAGCCGAGCTACCTGGGTGCGTGTGAATCCACACCCTCGCAAACTCCTCCATCGGACGATTTTTCTCCGACATGTCCGCATACAAGTCCGACACATTATCCATGTCGAACGCAACTGATACCCACGACACGAGTTGCTTTGGAACTAGCAGATCTGCTATGACCAGGGGTTTTCCGGGGACAGAGACCCCTAATGCACCCACTTCGTTATCGGACAGATCTCGAAGATAAACTAGTTTCTTCCACGCATAAGGGGTGAACAGCAGTTCAGGCTTCAATCTCGGCCTCGCTTTCTTCGGCTTCCGCATCTTCTTCCGCACGTTGTTTTTCTAGGCATTCTAGGCACCAATCGTCTTCCCATCCGCTATCGCAATTATTACACGTAGCAATTCCACATTCCAAGCATTGTTTAGCACAGCCGCAACCGCCGCAGTCGAAACAACGACTATCTAGACGAGATAGGCACTGAGAGCAAAGAGACGTGCGGCAACAATCGCAGTAGTTATAATCCTCTGCACAACTTTGGCATCGATAACTGCCGCACAAGGAGCAACAGGTACCGCAGCAGTCAGCATTGTCGCAACTTTCGCAAACGTTCTCTGTCTCTGACCCACATTGCTCACAACAACGCCCGTTCCACTGACTTAAGGGGTAATAAGGAGATGAGTCGTTGTATGTGCGCAGGAAAGACTCCACATTGTCAAATATACCGACTAAATCTCCAACAAGCAGTGATGCCCGAATAGCTGGCTTAGTGTTTCCCCAACAGATGTGTCCGTCAGGAGAAATATGCGGATGTGGATTTCCATTATTACTCATGTTCTCCGTATTTAGCATTTCTATGGATACACAGTTAATGTCGCTAGCTACGCCATCGGATGCGACATCGCGTAAGTCAACACTAACGGCATAGTCTCCGAGAATAATGCCATCCAGCTCGACGTCTTCAATACGCATCTCTATCACGTCCCTTTTGCAAGTTGCTCCGTTGGCTAGAAGATGCTTTATACTTCCTACGAAGTTGGAGATCCACGTCCTTCGCCCCTCGATTTGAATTTTTGCTTTTGGCTCGTCTGAAAAGTCGAAAGCGTAAAGCTTAGTCACTAACTTAGACCTTATTCTAGACAAGTTTTCGCTACGATCCAATGACGTATAAAGCAATTTGACCGTGTGCTCCAAACGTCGAAATCTCCAGATATCTTTTTCTAGTTTCTCGTCTAAGGCCCTTTCATAATCAGAGTCCAAGTTGGACTTCAACGAACAGTATATTTTGTAAGCTCGTTTATGTAGTTGTCGATCTGTCTTGTCCATTTTCTCTCCGGAATAGATTTTTATGGCCGCCTACAATCCGACCATGCTGTCCACAGGCAATTTCTCGTCCCACAACTAGAATAGCTCCATCCAGATGAAAGCGAGTTACAGTCCGAACAATTCGATTTAATGTAACTTGGATAGGATATAGCTCTAATTCGTAATCGAGACATCTTGTCACTACCACATCCGATTGTTGATCCTCCCGATAAGAAAACTCTAGTTTGCGACAGCATCATTTTAGAGTCGTAAGACAAGCAGAGTATGGGACGCCATCAATCACAGAAAAAGAAGTTCCCGAACTACAAGACGCACACCAATTGTAGGACCAACTCCTTGTAGTGCGGGTTCTTAGCCCGCTTATAGCAGATAGAACCCAGCTATACTTAATCGCTTTGCAGCTGCCGGACCCATATCGAAAACCGTAGATCATTGCTGCCCAGCGAGACTGAGCAACGCTGTCTGAATTGTTGCCGGAGTCGCCGGCCATTGTATACCTAAATCGATGTTAGCTATGTCAAAACCGAATCTTTGTATCATTGGTAACGCATCCTCTTTGGACACTTTACCGAACGACAACCTAACATCAACACGACCCGGACGCACTAAAGCTGCATCCAGATTGTCAGGATGATTTGTCGTCATTATTAGTATCCGGCCGTCTGATGCTACTATGCCGTCGATGACATTTAGCAATCCAGACAACGTAATGCCCGATCGAGATTTCTTTTCTCCGTCGTCCGAGCCCGATTCCGACTCTTTAGACCGTTCCATACTTGCGCGGGCTACATCTATATCCTCGATTAGAAGAATAGATCTAGGTTTTACCTGGAGAAATGCTTCGTTAAGATCGTCATCGTCTTTTACAGATCCAAGAGGCAAAAAGTAAAGCGGAATATCAAGTTCGCTTGCTAGAACGTGTGCCAAAGATGTTTTACCTGTTCCTGGCTCTCCGTAAAAAAGATAGCCGCGACGATACGGAATTCCTCGATCGGCATACCAATTCGATGACAACAAAAACCAACGGGCATCTTTGAGTAGTTTATTCGCCGCCCCATCACCGCTTAATATAGACGATACTCGTCTTGCGGATTTGTAACCTATTTTTTGCCAGTAACCACCAGAGAAAACCCTTACTTCAACCCCAGATATCGCTTTTTGGGAGTCGTTCACAAGATTTAATATCTTATACAACGAGTCTTGTCGACGGCCCCACGTTCGTATAACAAGACTTTCTCGGGTGAAGTTGCCGCGCGAATTCTCGCGGTCTATGCTTCTGCAATACCAGTACCATCTACCATCGTGCCTAAACCAGTGCCATCCTTCTCCCGGGGCCATCGACCAAGACTGATGGTCAGAATCTAGAACTTTAATATCTATAGCACGCAATGTTCGAACCTTTTGAGTATGGGGATGCTTCATCAACCAGTCGGCTAGAGGACCAAAGAAACTGTCTGTGTTGAAGATTAGAATCTCAACCGAGAATAGCCATCTAGCCATGTCCTGAAGAAGTCTTGGAAGTGCTCTCAAAGTGTAGGCTGCTGTGCCGACAGATGCCGCTCCCATTAATCCGACAAAGATTTGATTTGCCGCGGCGAATTTTACAATGTCATCAAGCATAAATTACGCAGACGCTAAAGGATTTCATGCGGTAGCACAAAAGAGTTTATTTTGGAGCGTCCGCCCGAAGACACCTCTGAGAAATCCACTTCTCTGCGCCCTATACAATCTTTTGCTGTCCAGGCGATTGAGCTGCATATTGACACATAGACAGTTCGAGTCAGGCTATCAGACTTAGATTCTGCTGACCAATAAAGTCGTTCGCGAGAAAAAAGCATCGTTTTGTCGGGGGGGCCGCGATTTACTGTTGCGGCCCCCCCAAACTTAACCGTTTCTACGCGCCTTCTTGCTTCAACGGCGTAAGTACCACCAGCGCGTCATTCGTAAGTACTTCATCGCGCCCAGCCGGATTGCGGTTAACGCGAATCTTGAACGATGACGCAGGCCTTTCTTCATTGAAGTGAGTTTGCAAGAATTCGCCGACGGTTGTGCCAGCACGAACCGTAAACTTCTCCGCAAACCCGCCACCAAAGTGATTCAAGAATCTTACCGTGATTGTTTCTTCGCTCATAACACATCCTTTCTTCTAGATTACAAACGCCACTCTTTACCACAAACGGATCTACGCAAGCGTTTTCGAATTTCAGCTCCGAAAATACCGCATGAAAAACTTATGGCCGATGATCGGCATCCCAGACGATCATCAGTAATCGAACTGGATCTAGAAAACCATCTGTTATAGATGGCACCACCGCAAAAGCTCGGAGTAGTTTTTTCTGTTATAGCGTATAATCCAAAATGAGGCAGCTTTTTCACGACTTTCCAATTCGGCTTCTGCGAATAAATCTTATTTCCATAAGATGAGATAGTATTCCCGATGTCGAACCGAAAATTGATCAACGGGAAAGCTTACCAGATGGTAGTTTCGAGAAAGATGAAGATACGCAATGAGATTTTTTATGGCCACCTATAACAGAGACGTGGCGTTCGATCCAACCAACCACGTCGCAGCAAACTATTGGTGTA